TCATTGCTCGAATACCGAAAAGTCGGGCTCCGGTTCGCCGCCACCGACAGGGTCGCCGAGTATCCACCTTTCAACAGTGGACCGCAGGACCAGCGGTTCGCCTGCGCGACTGAGTCGGTGCGGGATGCCGAACGCCTTCAAGACCTCGGCCTGCTTCCTCGGGGTCTTGGCGGAAGTGATCTTCTCGATCACATCTGGCGCGGCAAGCAGGGCTTCGCTCATTGCTTCAGCGCCGCCTCCAAGCCGATCTTCTTGCAGCGCTCGACGAACGCAAGCACCTCGTCAGCCGCGAAGAACCACTCGCCTGAGAGCCGGTGTTGCCCGAACTTCTTGTGAAGGATCGCTTCATCGGGCGGCGACGCATCCGCGATGTGCAGGACTTCGAGCTTTTTCGGCGACCCGATTTGGAGCGATGAGATGCGCTTGCGCACCCTGCCGCGCGTCGATCTTCCGATCTTGATCGGGCCGTCCTTGCCGTGCTGGATGAAGTAGACCACCACCTCGGCAGTTTTCAGTGACTGGCGCGGCGCTTTTCTCTCGGCCTTCTGGAACAGCGGTTGCTCGGCCCACTCTTCAAAGCCTTTCATGTCGATGTGCGCATGTCCATCCGGAGCGACTTCGTACTGCTTGCCGCGCTCCCACTTGCCACCCTCGATCATCTTGCGCACCGCATCCTCGGTATAACCCGTCAACTCGCAGAAGCGCGGGATGCGGACGTAGCGGATCATCAGGCTCTCTTGAACTCCAGCGCCCACACCCACGGGTTCTTCTCCCAGGCGTCGGCACCGTGGATCTGATCCCACAGGTCACGGTAAGCCTGCGCCGGGCTGTATAGGCTGTCGCGCGGCTTGTCGTGGAAGTCTGGATGCACCTTGATACCCTCGGCTATCGCGTCAGCAGTGCTGATCTCCTGCAGTCGCTGCACGCGCACGCCGGTGATCTCCAGGGTAATGCGGCTCGCCCAGCGTGGCATGTGGATGGGGGAGCGCTTCTTCTCGTAGTTGTAGAGAAATGGGTTGAAGTCGCTCGGCACAATGCGGCGCTCCATGTCGCCGCCGGCCCAGTAGCGGATCATTGCCGCGTTGGGTTCGTCCGGGCCAGAGTCGGGCAGAAAGTCCCACGTCTCTCGCACCCAGAGCCTGTCGCCGATCACGCCAAAGGGGCAGGCGTTCCAGTCGTCAGGCGTGCCGTGCTTCACGATCCTGCGCGTCTGGCTTTTCGTGCCGGCCAGGATCGCGTTGACCATGGGGCCAGAAAATAGGATGGGCCGTTCCTTCATCCCCGCACCTTCCGCTCGACCTCAACGCGATTGAGCCATTCCGATACCCCCCACGTCGGCCCGCGTTTCTTGGCCTCAAGTTCTGCGGCTTTCTTGCTCCAGAACCATTCTGAGCATTCGCCCTTTGCGTCCGTCTCGTAGACGCAGAAGATGGAGGCAACGTCTGTCAGCGGCGCTCGCGCAGAGGGAGAGGCGAACAGCGGCTGCAAGTCGTCCCACGCTTTCGTTGCGTAGTAGACGCGATCTCCGTTCTCATATCTAAACCATGCCACCGGCTCCGGTTGCGCGAGACTTACTCGCGTAACGCAGTTGCCCATCTGTGGAACAACGAAAAGTTTGTCCTGCGGGATCAAGTCCGGCTGCGCTCGCACGCATTGCCCTTCGACGCATCCCATGATGGACGGGCAGTTATCGCAAGCCACAAGCGACGGCTTCGCCTCCTGCGCGACGGGATCGGCTGCGAGGCGGGCACGGAGCGGGTTGGAAGTAACGCCTGCTTCTTCGCAGAATCGCAGGATGTGCTGCGCCCATTCCTCTTTTCGATGCCTTGCTGCCAACAGTCGGCAGTTCTCCAACGCCCCCTCCATCAGCTTGCGATCTTCGTTGGTCATTCGGGCCTCCTGGCGATAATCGCCTGCTGTATCTCAAAGGTGCGCTTATCGCTTGCTGCTCCCACGCACAACTTCTCGCACGCCTCGTTCTCGGCCTTCGCCCCGGCTGCGAATGCGAGGGCGCAGAGACGGCGCAGGTTTTCTATGCCAACTTGCCACAATGGTCCACTAGACTCAGAGCCGCTTATCCACGTTGGATTGTCTAGTAACGACTCCAGCACCTGCTCCCTTGTCGGCTCGCTCATTTCCAGAATCCTTCCTTCGTTAGATTCTCCGGCTTGACGCGGACATAGCCCTGCGCTTTGTAGCAACTCGGTCGCTTCGTCAGCGGCAGCTTGTATGGCGGCGGCTGGTTAGTGGGCACGTCCATTGCCTTGACGAAAGTGGCGTCCTTCAGGCTCCAGCACTTCGGCTCGCCACCTTCCTCATTCAGCCCCATGCGGTTGTGGTTGTAGAAGTCGTTATGGCATCCTGCACAATCTCGTTTCGTCGGCTCGCTCATTTGGCGCTACCTCCCGGAAGGCTTGCATTCCAGTTCTTATCGAAATCCGCCATTGCATCTGCGGGCGAATCTCCAAATCCAGCAACGCCGTCTTGCAGGTTCTCGCCATAGAGCGCGCACCACTTGTTCCCGTCTATGCTGATGGCGGGGCGATAGACTGCGCTCGGACGAGCGTATTGAGCGGCGGAAAAACACATCTCCTGTTTCACAACATCAACGGCGAAGCTGATGTCCCATGCCTGCCGTAAATGTTCGGACAGTGCCGCCCCAACATCGCCGTGTGAGATGCGACTACGAACGGCGTCGTAGATTGCTTGGTAAGAATCGCTCATGGCTTGCTCCCTGCGATTGCGGCGTCTATCCGGTATGGCAGATCAATCCCCGGCATCCCCCAGTCCGTGTTCTTCAAGTACGGATTGGCTTCTTTCAGCAAGTCGCGCAAGTTGCTCGCATCCTTCCGAAGCTCCTCCACCTGGGCGCGGAGAGCAATCAAGGCTTCGTAATACTTGTCACGCTCCTTAACTGCATAGGCCAGAAGTTCGGCGGTCGAATCCCGCTCTGCCATCAGCGCCTCAATGGCGTCGGCGGCTGCGCGTACAGTTATCAGACTCGGCGTGATCCCGCTGTTGCGCAACCGCTCTACCAGTTCCTTGCTCACGGCTTGCTCCTGGCCTGCGCGTAGGTCGTGCCGCACACTTTGCACTTGCGGCCCGGCATCAATCGCGTTGGTGTGCGCTTCGGTTCCTTCTTGCGACAGCCGGGGCAGTCGATGCCGATCTCATCGCGTCGCGCCTTCTGGTGCTCCCTGTGCTCGCGGAAGTCGTCGCCCATGTCCCCCACGGTTACGCCTCCTTCACGAAGACGCCATTCACAAGGCGCCCTTTCCTATCCTTGATCTCTTGCCACGCCGCCTCGATGCACTCGTCCATCGTCAGGCCCCACATCTGCGCCTGCATCACCAGCGTGACGTAGACGTCGCCGATGGCGTCCTTCGCCTTCTCCGGGTCTTTCTCGTCGATGGCTTCGTGCAACTCCATCACTTCCTCGACGGTCTTGCGCCACTGCCCGCTGCGCGTGGCCTCGCCAGTGGGGCCGATCAGGCCTCTCGCGCACCCCCATTCGATAATCTCTTGCTCTCGATAGCTCATCGCTCTCTTCCATGGTTAGAGTGGTAGCCGTTCTGCGCATTGAACTCGACGCGAGCGGCGATGGCGTCTTCGAGTCGCCTGAACCTACCCAGATGTTTTCTGCGACCGATCGCGTCGATTCCGGTCACCCTGTACGCGTTCGCTTCAATACGAATTCCGGTCGGCAAGACTTTATTGGCGCGCCTCGCCAAATTGCGCTGGTTCTCTGCCCGCGAAACTAGCCTCAGGTTCTCTATTCGATTGTTCGTTGAATCGCCGTCGATGTGGTCGATCTCCATGCCTGACGGTATGCTGCCCTTGTGCATTGCCCACACCAACCTGTGCGCCTTGTATAGCCTCTTGTCGATGCGAACAACCAAGTACCGCGCTCCATATCTCGTTGGAGATTCGCACCCGGCCACCTTGCCGGCCAGCTTGCCGTTCACGATGTTCGCCGCGCGATCCGACGCAAAGTGATCTCTAGGCCTCTCCTTCCAGAGCAAATTGCCTGTGGGTCCTTCATATGCGAGGCACTCCAGAAGGTACGGCTGCGCCGGGGGGTCGAGTGTCGGCTTCATGCTAGAACGGCACGTCGTCGGCCAGATCGTCGAAGTTGTTGCTGCTCTTCGCCGGCCCGGGCTGGCGCTCGCCCTCGGGCGCCTGGTCGCGCTCTGGGCGCACTCCTCCGCTTGCGGCATCGCCCTCGTCGCTGTCCCGCTTGCCGCCGAGCATCTGCAGGCGGTCCCCGCGAATCTCGGTGGTGAAGCGATCGTTGCCGTCGCGGTCCTTCCACTTGCGTGTCTGGATCTTCCCCTCGACGTAGATCTTCGCGCCCTTGCGCAGGTACTCGCCGCACACCTCGGCGTGGCGCCCGAAGAATGTGATGCGGTGCCACTCGGTCTGCTCCTGCACCTCTCCGGCCTTGTCCTTCCACTTCTCGCTGGTGGCGATGCTGAAGTTCGCCACGGCCTCGCCGCTGGGCAGGTAGCGGATCTCGGGATCCTTGCCGAGGTTGCCGATCAAGATCGCCTTGTTCACTGATGACATGTCGCTTTCCTTTGAAGTTGGGGCGGGCCGACCCCGATCACACACACGTCCCCATAGCCGGCTGGGGGTTATGGGGTCTACCCGGCGGTTTATTGGGACACTGGGTCCTGTCCCACCGGGGTCAGCCCATTGCTCGTTGCTAGCCGACCGCGCCGGCTACCGTCATCACCTGCGTGGAGGAGGCGATCCGCGCCATCATCTCGGCCAGGATCTTGTCTGACAAATTGTCCGCTTCGATGAGCGCGTACCCCATCGTGAGCCCGTCCTTGGTCACCCGATAACGCAGGCGCGCATGAAGCACGTACAGGGACCCGCCCTTGAATATCGGGATGGCGATAGCAAACCGCTCCGGCACCTGCAGCTGCCCATTCTTCACGGTGCCGCTGATCGTCTCAGCGTAGGCGAAGACGTGCGAACCATCATCGAGCTTTACCCTAGAGTCGAACGTGACGTGGGTCTTCGCTTGCAGGTCGCGAGACACGTCCCGCATCATTGCCTGGGAGGGAAGATTCCCATTGTCATCGAAGACGTCCGAGTTGTTGTCTTCCATGAACTCGGCGAACTTTTCCTGCGGCATCTGCTTGCCGTCATACGCGCACCAGATGTCCCACTGCCGCGAGTGCTCGACCCTATAGGTCGCGACGTGCTCGCGGAAAGCGGGGGCGCACGCTCCAGCGTTGTCGTCGAGCACCGCCACGAACTGCGCCGGCTTGCCGTTGATGTTCGCGTAGATCCGCGACCCACCTCCAGAGAACTGCCTGACGTAGTCGACGAAGGACTCCTCCGTCAGCAACGTCGGCTTGGCACGCACGCGACGAGGGGCGCCGCGGTACTTCTCGAGGTCGTGCAGCGCGTAGCCATCCGGCACGATGGCAAAGTCTTTGTCATCGGCCGTGTGCAGCGGGAACGAGGCGTCCTCGATCTTCGCGTGCGCTTCGATTTCTGTGAGTTCAGCCATTGGACACTACTCCACGTTCGATGATTTCCCCAGTGTTCTTGTCGACCTCGGCTACGCCGGGGAGTTGGCGCTGGTCGGGATCGTTGCGGGAGAGCCCGCCGGTTTCGGTGCTGAAGAACAGCGTGTCGGCGCGGTCGGGCTTCGGCAACTTCGAGGAGATCACGTCCGACACGATCACCTCCTTGCCGATGCTTTTGTTGAACCGCTTGACCTTGAACTTCACGGTCACTTCCGCGCTGCCGCCGTGCTCGCGCACTGCGCGCGTTGCTTCAGCGAGCGCGTCGTCGATTTCGCTGAGAGTCTTTCCCCTGCGAAGCTGTTGTAGAACTTGGATGATATTCACCAGATCTCCTTGCGTTTGGGTGCTACGTCGTCCTTGGTGCTTCTGTAGTCCGGCGAGAGCAGCGGATGAACGCAGTCTTCGTCGGTGTACTGCTCGATTCCTTCTGCCTCCCAGGTGATCTCGGGAGACGTGATCTTCACCATGCGGGCTCCTGGGAACGCGGCCCGCAGATCCTCGACCACTGCGATGATGTCGGGGTAGTGCTCCTCGATGATCGCCCGGCGCGCGAGCGCCTTGGCCCTCGCCGCTTCCTGCCTGACTGCGGCCTCGGCCTTCTCCACTTCCTTCCTGGCTTCGGCCTCGGCAGTCCGGCGCCGGGCGATCTCAAGGGCGCTAGACACGCTTCAGCTGCTCGTCGGCCCAGGCTGCGGGCCACTGGAGGTAGCGTTGCTTCTCCGCCTCCGCATCCCACTCGTTCAGTTCCTTCGCGTTGACCAGCCACCAATGCCCGCCTTGCGGCTGTTCCCCCACTCTTTCCTCGCGAACGCGGTGTCCAGTGTCGTCGGAAAGCGCCTCGGATCGCCAAACCTTTGCTGGCTTTTCGGCCGGCATCACTGGCGCGAACCACCGCTGCGGCTCGGCCGGCGCGTGCGCCATGAAGTACATGCGGACGAACAGCTTGTTCGGCGCCAGCCGAAGTTCTTGTGTCTCTTGCCGCACCCCGAAGATCCTGTCGACCAAATCTTCTCCGAAGATCTCGGAGAACATGGCGCGCTTCTTGTCGGCGTCCATCATGCCGCCCTCGCCACAGAGATCTTCTCGCAGACGAACTTGATGCCGTCGATCTTCACGGCGCCGTTGGTCGCCGCGGCGAGCTTGTTCAGCGCGGACTGGTCGATCTTGAGCAGGTTGTGGTACTGCTCTTCCATGGCGATAGCCAGGATTGCGAGCGAGAGGTTCTCGACTTTGCCCTCCCACTTGTCGCGGGTGTGGAAGCCCTTGGTCCGCGTCTCCTCGATCACGGCTACCGGTGCTGCAGCTGCAGCTTCCAGCGCGATGTTCTGCGCCTGCTCCTCCGCCTGCTCTTCGACGGAGTTCGCCTCTGCCTCGAGGCGCGCTGCTTCGGCCGCAGCGGCGGTGTCCTGCGCTGCGCGCTGGCGCGCTTCCTCCGCTTGCCGGCGCTTCTCTGCTGCCTCGGCAGCGGCCTGGGCGCGCGTGGCGGCAGCTTCCTCCTCGGCGGCGCGGCGCAGCGCAGCTTCGGCTTCCGCCGCGATGCGCTTCTGCTCGGCGATGCGCTTGCGTTTGACCTCTTCCCAGGTGGCCAACTGTCCCTTTAGCAGCCGCTCCCCTTCCTTGAGGGCGTTGATGCCCGGCGTGAAGAGCGCCTTGGCGTGCTCCATGATCTGCTCGGCTGGCGCGATGAACCCGTCGCGCATCGCCCCCAAGCGCTCCGTGCGCTGGCGGATCAGGCGGATCTCGGCCATCGCCTCCTCGGCCATCTCCTGGGAGTCGATGACGAACGACTTCGCCAGTTCCACCGTGGACTCGCACTGGCGCGCGAGGCGCAGCGACTCTTCCGTGATGGCGATCTGGGCGTTGAATACCGGTGCTTCGACGATTGCGTTCATTGTGCTGCTCCATGTTTGGCTCGCCACTTCCACAGCGTGAGCGCGGCGAGAAAGGTTTGAAAGTCTGTCTTGTCGGTGAACTCTTGCAGGCGATACGTGCCATCGGCACGCAGCTGCAGGGCGTAGCGGAGCGAAGAACTCAGGGCCTCTGCTTTGAACGAGGCGGCGGCCAAGTACGCAGCCAACTGAAGACCAATTGCCGGCCCGGCCATGAACGAGCGCTTGAGATCTACCAGTGCGTCGTGCCCGTTCATGTCCCCGCTGAGATCGTAGGTGCCCGCGTAGCCGTACACCCGGTGATACACGCGCTGCTCGCTCTTGGCGACGCTGAACTTCATCTCAGCCTTGAACTTCATCCAGGCCGCGAGGTAGGGCTCCAGCCACTCCGGCAGGCTGGCCGCATCGAGATCCCCCGTCTCGTACAGTTCGACGGTCTTGTGGATCGCCACGCCTTCCTGCCGCGCGCGCTCGAGCTTGTCCGCGTCGACCATGCTGTAGTCGGTCAGCGGCTTGAGCACCTGGGTCACGCTGGGCACGATCTTCCCGTTCCAGCGGTAGACGTGAGGCCCTTCGTCGAACTCAAGCACTGGCCGTCTCCGGCTTTTTGTAGGAGTGCGGGTTGCCGATGTAGACCTTGGCTTCCTTGAACCCGTTGAGCGTGAGCGCGTCGATGGTCAGGCCAGTGACCTCGGTGAACTTCGCCTCGTCGATCTCCAGCCCCTTGAGTTTGATCCGCACGTTGGCCTTCTCGCCGTCGGTCGCGGGCCGGTCTTCCTGATCTCCGTTCGACGTAGTGCGCGCGGTGTCCGCCGGCGGCGTCTTCTTCTCCGTCTCGGTCTTTGACTTCGGCCCCTCGACGTTCGTCTTCACTGGCGCGCCGCCGCGCTCGGAGTCGGTGAACTCTTCGCGAAGTTCCGGTGGGAGATCCTCCAGATCTTGGTTGAACATGTCGCTCGCGGCCGTGACGTTGAGCGCCATCGCCACATGAGCGCGCTTCGCCGCCATCTTCAGGATGGTGTTGGCGATGTCGGCTGGCTCGGAGCGGACCTGTTTGATCTCGTACTCCCTGTTCTGGTTGCGGTTGTAGCCGTACTTGATGCGACGGCGATCCGCAGGCAACGCGTCGAACTCGGCGTTTGACGCCGCCTTGCGCCACTTGTATTTGTCTTCCATGGACGAGCACTCGCCCAGTCCCTCGCCCAGTTCGATGCTGGTCGGCTGATGCACCCCGTAGCACGTGACGCGGTAGCGCACGCTATCTGGCGTGGACAGATCTTCGATGCGGAACTTCGGTGCGATGCGGAAGGTCATGCACAGCACCTCGGCGCCCGGCTTGAACAGCGTGGGCTTGTCGGTGCCGGGGATCGTCCCGTAGTGGACGCTAGGCTTCATCACCGCGCTCATGACTTCCTGCACGCGGGCGACGTGGCCGACCACCTGGGACGGCTGCATCAGGGAATGCGATTCGTAGACTACGACGTCACTGCTCATGGTTTCCTCACAAAAAGATTCGACAGATATGCGGTCTGCCTAGAACCTGTGCTTCGCGCCCGCACGCGCCCAGGGGGAGGTCCCTTCGGTGATACTCGTTACGCTGCGCGCCCTCCGCAGGAGAGATGGACGGCAAACAGAACCACGCACCCGAAGAACACCACGCGATCGGGTGACGCGGCGATGAAGCGGACGAACGCGCTCAGGTGCGCCAGCGGGGCCGGAACTCCGTTGATGCGAGCGCGCATGAGTGCAGCGCGGTACATGCTCATTTCATTTCTCCAGTAGCCCAGAGGATCAAGGCGATCAGCACGACTCCAGCGACCGCCTCGATGACGATGACGAGGTCCATCATTGCGGCTTGCGCCCGATCCGGCTCACCTTCATCGAGCCAATCTAGCGACCGCGCCACGTGCCGTTCTGCCGGCCGTACAGGTGCTTGTTGCTGTAGGGCGCCTGGGCGATGCGCGTGCGGGTCGATGCGCCGCCCTGCGGGTTGTGCGCGTGGAAGAACATCTGTTGCGCGAAGTCGCGCGCCTGCATGGCGAGCACCGACCACAGCATTCCTGCCGGGATTCTCATTGCGGTTCCTCTTCTAGTTTGTTGACGCGGGAGACGAGGGCCGGCAGGCAGATCACCACTAAGCCGACCCAGATGAGAACGCCCAGGCAGAGTCCGGCGATCATCCTTGCACCTTGATGTTGGCGATGGACTGCCGTAACTGGCCGATGTGTTCCTTGACCTTGGCGGAGGTGAAGTCGTTGGCGTGCAGCCACTCCAGATGCCCCAGCGCGTTTTGCATCGCCCTCATCGAGCCGAGGCCCTCGCGGAGCGGGGTGCCCAGCACATAGACCGCGTTCATGGTGCGCAGCGTTGCGCCCTTCTCCCATTGCGCGGGTGGGTCGACGATGGCGGACGTTTGGATGAACTCGCCCTGGGACAGGCGCTTGTGACCGAAGACATGGCCGGTAAGCATCGTGCCGTCCGAGACTCTCCACATGTCGAGCAGCACCGGCTCTTCGTGGCTGCTGACCATGTAGTACGCATAGGCCTGGGCCAGCTTGGCGAAGCGCACAGTGCCGTAGGACGCGCCATCCTTGAGCACGCCCTCGATCGCAGACTTCAGGATGTCCAGCGGGCTCATTTCTGCCCCCGATCGATGTCGCGCACGGTGGCCTCCCAGATGTCATCGGCGTAGGCGACCTTGATCGCCTCCTCGATTTCGTCCAGGCCTTTGAAGACCGACTCGTATGCGGGAATGGATCCGCGCTGCGCGGCGTGACGGTCGCGCAGAACGCGCGCCAGTGCGATGCCGATGCGGGGATGAAGACCGTCGTCGATGACCTGTTGGAGTGCGTCGCCGTCGACGATGACTTCCGCCGCCTGCTCGCGAACTACCTTCTCAGCCTGGTCTTCGACCCACGACTCGAACGCGCCGTGGTGATGTGATCGCTCGGCTTCCGTCGCCGAGCAGGGCATGAGTGCCACGTTGGACCTCCGATGTGTGTGGCGTCAGATGACGCACATCGGAGTATCCCTCTGTGGTTGACCGGTGTCAACCCCTAGGGTTGACTTATATGTGAACCTACTGAAAAAGACTACCCGGGCGGGTGTCCCAAACGCGAAAGAATGTCAGAGATGAGGGTCGGGTTACTGAATACGCCATCGCGCTTGATCTCTGCGCGGCCGTCGGCGTAGACCACTAGCGACAAGGAACCGATCACTTTTTCTTGTTGCGCCTGAGGCGGCGCGATTGCTAGATCTGCCATTTTCGAGCCGCCACGTGTCGTTATAGAACTACTTTTTATTCTGGGACGGCTTCTTGGAAATAGCAATACTGGTTTGAAGTAATTGCTTCAGATGTTGCAATTGCTGCTCGTCCAGCTGCGCAGCCAGCTCCATCACGCCCTCTAGCGCCACCTGGTGTGGGTCGTGGTGGTGATCCAGCCAACCCTCCTGCAGGCCGAGCGAGACCTCAATTCGGCGTGCAAAAGCATCCCCCACGTTCTTTGACGGGTTCTTACCGGCGTAAGCAGACAGTTGTTGTTTCGAAATTCCGAGGCGATCGATGACCTTGGCGGACCCCAGTTCTTGAACGAGCGCACGTAGGTTCGTGCGTCGAATGTCGTATGCGGTTTTCATAGGGCCAACAGTAAAACCGTGGCGCTCCCGCAGTAAACATGCCCGGCGGTTGATTTTAGTCAAACCCCGAGGTAGACTTCCCTTCGCTATGACCATGTCCGAATTCCTTGCGCGATGCACGACGGCCGAGCGCACGGCCCTTTGGGAAGGTAACGCGAGCAAACGCGTCTACATCTATCGGATCGCGAGGAAGAAGGCGCGACCATCGGAGGAATACGCCCGGTGGTTGTCCGCGCGAACTGGCGGCCGGGTGCCGCTGCACGAACTTCGGCCCGACAAGTGGGCCCCGCCTAAGGCGCGCGGCAAGTCTCATCCTCAGGACACGCCGTGGGTGGTCCCGGCGACCCAAGGAACGCCAGCGTGACCAAGGCTGCGGCCACGATGGTGATGGCAAACACGCGCTCTATGGAGGTATTCGGGAACGCAGCCGCATAAAGCGCTGTGATGCCGCCGCCCAAGATGAGCAGCCCACCCGCTACGTTAAAGCCCATAAGCATGCCCGCTCCCACGACCGTGGTAGCGGCGATCAGCAACGTCTTCATCGGAGAGCCCCGGTGAGTACCCCGTGGATGTCGTTCTACGTCGGCGACTATATCGCAGACACAATGCACCTGTCGCAGGGGCAGCACGGTGCGTACCTGTTGCTGATTTGTCATTACTGGAACCGGGGGCCGATTCCATCGAAGCATTGCTTCAGCATTGCTAGAGCAAACGATGAGCAAGAGCGAAGCAATGTCGAGCAAGTGCTCGAAGAGTTCTTCGATCGAGAAGGCGCCGTCTGGATCCATAAACGTATCGACCAGGAGCGCCAGCGCGCTGCTGAGAAGCATGCGAAACGCGTAAGTGCCGGAAAGATAGGCGGATTGGCAAGCGGGAAGTCGCGCGCCGCTCCAACGGATGCCAAAGCAAAGAGGAAGCGAAGCCGAAGCAATGCTTCAGCATTGCTCGACCAATCACAACCACAACCACAATCTATTTCAGAAGGGGTTTCACCCCTTCTGTTAGGTAGTGAAGGTGATGTATCTCTTCCACCTGAAGACAACCCCTCTCAAACGAAGGCACTGGTCGAGCCCTTACCGACTGTCCTGACCTGGGAGCGGTACGCCGCAGCCTACAAGCGACGCTACAACGTGGACCCGGTGCGCAACGCGCAGACCAACGGGCAGCTCGCGAACCTCGTCGCCCGCTTGGGCAAGGACGAAGCGCCGGCGGTCGCCGAGTTCTACGTCCAGCACAACAACCGGCTCTACGTCGCGGCCCTGCACACCGTGATGCTCCTGCTTCGCGACGCGGAGTCGCTGCGCACGCAGTGGGCGAGAGGGCAGGCGGTCACCAGCATCGAGGCTGCCCAGGTCGAGCGCACCCAGGCCAACTCCAACGCCTTCGCGCCGATGCTGGCCGAGGCCCAACAGCGGGAGCGCCTCGCCAATGGCTGAACCGAGCAAGCGTCTGGTCGAGGCCGTGATGGTCACGGCCGAACTCATGGGCACAACTTTCACGCCAGTGGCCGCTCGCGTGTTTGTGAGTGACCTGTCGACATACCCGGAGGCCCGGGTGCTGGCCGCGCTGGTGCGCTGCCGGCGCGAGGTGAGCGGACGCCTGACGTTGGCCGCGGTGATCGAGCGCATAGAGCGCGAACGGCCCAGCGCGCAGCAGGTGAGCGCGTACCTGATGCTGGGGAGCACGCCGCAGTCGTCAGACGCTGCGCGCGAGGCGATTGCCGCGATCAACGACCTGCTCTCGAAGCAGCTGAAGCGCAGCCGGAGGATGGCGCGGTGACCCGGCGCAGAACAGCCCTCACCACGGTGCAGATACGCCAGATGGTCGAGGAGTACGAGACGTACAGGGCGCTGCGCGCGCGGCTGGATGCGCTGATGAGCGCGGCCGCGCTGCAGGACCGGTATCAGGTTGGCCACACCACGTTTGAGCGTGCGGTGCGCCGTCATCGACAAGAGAAGGGGACGCACACGAATGGCCGTAACTAAACGCACGATTCCAGACCACATCGGCGACATGCGCGTGATGCTCGATCGCATGGAGCAGGCCTACAAGGACCGGCTCTGGACCGAGGTGATCGAACTAGCGCGGAAGCTGGAGTTGGGCGGGATGTACTTCGTAAACGAGGCGCAGTGGACGAAGAAGCACGGCCAGTTTCGCGAAGGGCGCGAGCAGCTGGCGCTCGAGCGCGAGCAGGCGAAGGTAGCAGGGGCGATTCACTGAGTCTGGTGGAGGGTGACATGCAGTTGGTGCTGTTCCATGGGACGTCTGCTAGGGCGGCGAAGAAGCGCTCTGGAGTGCGCGACACCTCGCGCGCTGCGTACGAGGGCCTGGTCGACACGGGGAAGCTCGGCGATCAGGAGCGAACCATCATGCTGGCCCTGCACAGGAACGCCCGGCGCGACTGGTCCCTGCAGGAGATCGTGAGGCTCACTGGCATCGCGATCAACGCCGTGGCGGGCCGTGTGAACGGGCTGAAGAAGAAGGGCTTCCTCGTCGAGTGCGATAAGCGCGCGTGCTCGATCACGGGGAAGACGGTCAGGCCGGTGAGGATTAGCTGATGTTGTTCGTAGTGGCCTCGATGGTAATCCTCATCGAGCGCTGTTACGTGAGTGAGGTGGCGTCAGGGTGGGTATGCGTGTCGACCCCCGCGCCGGGGGTGGTGTGCTTCAGGAACGAGTCGCGCATCGAGTGCGGCCCGCCGCAGTTTGGGAGGAGGTGAGGTGGGGGTGAAGACGGTATTTCAGGACGAGGTGATGCTAGCCGGGTGGAAGGAGACGCACACCGGCGGGGCAACCGTCACGTTCTTCCTGCCAGACGCGTCGCTGCTCGACGTGTTTCGCGGCATGACGGTGAAGAAGGGAAGCGTCGCCGGCCAGCGGCTGGCGTGCGTGCTCGCAGAGATTCAGGACGACGAGAGCATCGCCGAAGAGAAGACAACAACTGCGCCGGCGCAGAGGCCTGGCACCGATGAGGGCGGCAAGCTCGCGCAGAGGATGCACCTCGATGGCTATTGGTTCAACCAGAAGTTGTGGCTCGCGATGCACGACAGCGGCTTCTACACGCTGCAGGAGCACAAGGCGTGGATCGAGACGCAGCCGTGCGCGGTGCATGGTCAGGGCGGGCCGTTACACGCGAAGGGGCTTATCGAGTGCGTCGGGCAATGCTGCGCGCATCACGCCGACCAGGCGGGCGACATGGCAGGTGGAAGCCGCCAGCCGGAGAACCCACAGAAAGGCCTGCATTTCCTGGCGGTGCCGACGTGCTTCACGGGCCACGCGTGGGCGCACAACAAGGACTGCTCTCGCGAGAGCAAGCAGTGGATGCGGACAGAGGCGATCAGGCTCACGGCCAATCGCCTGCGAGACAAGATGAAAGAGATGCTCGGGCTCAAATCGATGCGCCAACTCACGCCTGAACTGAAGGTGGCGTTCGAAGAAGAGATCGGGTTGATCGGGATGGCGGGATGAGGGCCACGGTCGACCACGCCCTCGACCTCGTCGAGCAGATCGACTGGCAGCAGGTGATTCTGAACCTGCGCAACAGCGGGGTGGCGACAGTCACCGTGGCGGACAAGATCGGCATGGCGCACGCGACGGCGCAGCACTACGCGGCGGGCCGCACGAGCAGGGCGCCGTCGATGAAGCAGGCGCTGCAGCTGCTGGATCTGCATATCGATCGGTGCCCTGACAGGCACGACTTGGAGCAACTGAAGAGGAAGCGCGCATGAAGCGTCGTTGCGTAGTGGTTGCCCGCGTTCAGGCGGACGTCGAAGGGGATGACACGGTGTACAGGCAGATCGCCGAAGCCTTCACCGCGATGGCTGTGGAGGAAACCAAGGGCAGGGGCCCGACCGACGTGAAGCTCGGATGGGAGAACAGCAAGACCAAGGTCAGCGTCAGTTCGACGTGCGCGAACTACTGGACTGACACGCAGCCGCTGGGCGGTTGGCACGCCCGGTTGCAGTGGGCTTTGGAGCGCCTCCCGCAGCAGCTGCGGCTGGCGCGGTTCTCCATGACCGCTTGGTTGCCGAGGCGATAGGTGCTTGTGAAGATCCCGCGCCCGAAGTCAGAGATCGAAGAGTTGATGGCGCTGCACATCCGCGCCGCGAAACTGCCGACGCCCAGGCGTGAGCACCGATTCCACAGCGAGCGCAAGTGGATGCTGGACTTCGCGTGGGTGGATTGGATGCTCGCGCTCGAGGTGGAAGGCGGGACGAAGCAGGGCGGCCGGCACACTCGGCACGACGGCTTTGAAGATGACTGCATTAAGTACGCCGAGGCGACGCTGCTCGGATGGACTGTGGTGCGGGTGACAGGGACGATGGTGCGCGACGGTCGCGCGCTTCAACTGCTGGAGCGATTCATCAATGGCAGGCAACGAGAACACCGAGAAGTCGTACTTCAGAGTCTACGAGCGGTTCGGCATCGTGTTCTTGCCGCACTACAAGACCCCGGACCTTTACGTGGCGCCGGGCGGCGGGGAAGTAGCGGGCGCTCGCCTGCGGCAGCTGGGCGCAGTGGAAGAGCGACGGCTGCTGTGCGAGTCGCCGGGCAGGGTGGGTACGAGGGCAGTGGGGAAGTAGTCGCACAACGGCAGTTCGATTGAGGGTGGAGCGAATGGATGGCAGAAGGTTCTGTGGCCAGATCGGACGTGAGGGGGCGACGACGCGCGTCTGGCCGGCGGGGCGCCGCGGCGCTGGACATGAGCCCTGTGGTGGATCCGTTTCTGGACGAGCGGATCGACGAGTGGCGGCGCGCGGCGACGTCCTGGGGCTGGGGCAGCGCGAGCGGATGCGCCAGTGCGGAAGGGAGGTATCGCAGCCCGCAGGTGTGGGACGCGCCTGGTCCGCAGCCGTTGCCGATCGACCAGCACCGGGCGTGGCGGGTGGAGGACGCGTGGCGCAAGCACGTACGCCTCTCGCGCGAGCGGCGCCTGCTCTCGCTGTTCTACGTGCGCAACCTTCACGAGCGCGCGTGCTGTAGGGAACTGGGCATGCGCTATTCGGAGTTCGACATTGTGATGATCCGCGCGCGCGAGCTTCTCAAGCGGGGGATCGAGAAGGAGGATTCGGGAACATGATCGCAACGCAGCTGCAGGTTGAAGGGCCGTCGCTCCATGAGGCGGCATCCGCCTTGAAGGCGATGTACTGGGTGCTGTTCGGAGAGCGCTCGGACTGGTTCGACGCCGGGCTGACAGAGCCGGCGGAGACTGGCGCGTACGAGGTGTTGCTATCGTACGGTGTCGTGAGCCGCCCCGTCGTCCGCTACTTTGATCGGGACCACGGCTGGAACGAGATGGGCGTGCGGCAGTGGCGCGGCTTGAAGGAAAAGCCCCTGTGACCTTCGACATCGACGAAGCCTGCGCAGCGGCGCGCACGAGGGTGCATGCCCGCGTGGACGTGATGCACTACGACGCGTGCAAGCAGACGGCCATCCTGGCCGAGTCGGCCCGGCGCAGCATCGGACAGAAGGTGCGCTACTGGCAGGAACAGCGCCGCGCGCTGCACCGTAGCCCATTCGACATCCGCGCTGCGCAGGACGAACTGAATGGGCGGCGCGCACGCATGATCGCGCAGTTGACGCTGCGGCACGCGTACATCGTCCGCGCGTCCAGGCTGCCGAGCGCGGAGGCGATGGCGAGGAGAGTGGCCGATGCGTAGGGTCGGGAGATTCACGGTCAGCCTGCGCTTCCACCGCGACGCGATGGACAGCGCCGGCGACGGCGCAAACCTGTTCCATGGAATGTTCATTATCGAGGCGGCGCCGATGTTGCATGCCGACTTGATCGAGTACGTCGGCGTACATCCTGACTTCGATCTGCTCGAGCGCGGGGAACGCGCTCCGTGGTATCAGGCGACGTTTCCAGACGGCGAGATCTATCCAAAATGGGTGAGAGAATGAAACGCTACGAATACGCATCGGAAGTGCCGAACAACGGGTGGGACGGCATGATGGCCATGCTGGAGCGGCGTGGGCAGGACGGCTGGCACCTCTCGGCCACCTGGGGCGACTGGTTCCTCTTCGCCCGGCTGCTGCCGGAGCCTGACCGTGTGGAGGTGAAGCCGCCGGAGTACAACATCATCCATCCCCTGTCGTGCGCGTCCCGCATAGGGCTGCCGTGCAACTGCCTCGCCGGCGTTGGCTGCGCGTGGTGCGGGAAGGTCGTGAAGCAGCCCTGCGTCGGCAAGGTGGCGGCGAAGCACTGCACGCGTGGCGTAGGCGAGCCGTACCCGCCCGTGACCGCACAGGAGGAGGAAGCCTTCCGCGAGAAGGAGCGCGTGGTCAGCCTCGCATCGGTGCAGCACGACCTCCGGCAGTTGGATCTCCCGCAGCTGTACGAGGTGCTGGATAGCGTGCGGGCCCAGATGAAGATCCGTTACGAGCGCGGGATGACGAGGTGACCTTGAAGTACGACAAGGTCCAGCCCGGCCAGTGGGTCAGGCCCATCCGCCGAAATTATCGGATGGCCTGCTGCGACTGCGGCCTGGTGCACCGCATGGAATTCAAGCTGATCCCCTGGGCTCGAGGGAAGAAGATCCTCTTCCGCGCTTACCGCGACGAGGCAGAGAGTCGTCGGCTTCGCAAGAATCGGCAGCACCGGTATCGGAGAGCGAGATGAACCGCGAAGTCGATGCCGCGCAAGTCAACATATCCTGTTGACATCCCTAGTAGTTAGGCCGAAAATCCCGCGCACAACTTGTCCACCGTAAGGTGTTGACCGTCGAAAGACGCAGGCGAAAGCGGCCCCGTGGGAGGGGTCGGCGTCTCTGCAGTCTTGGACTCACCGAAACACTTGTCAGGGAAGTAGCAGCGCTAGGCCCCAGGAGAGAGATGCTCCTGGGGCCTTTGTGTTTTTGGAATGTGGTTGCAGCGAGTTGGTAGAAGGGTTCTACAGTGGGCTCATAACCCTCAGAACTAGGTTCGACTCCTAGATTCGCTACCCCTCTTCACTGATGCAACCGTCCCCCGGGGGCCCCCGACCTCCTCCCACCCTCGTCTGCCAGACGAGGATGTCCGGCGGGCCCCCATCTATTCGGAGGCAGCGATGAGCAAAGACGACGACGCATTGGCCCGGTATGACATCGCGCGGGAAAAGCGACTGCGGCGCTGGGCCTGGAGCGGCATCTCTATCCTGGCTGGCCTGCTGGCCGCTTCCATGGTCATGGCGATCTGGCCGTGAAGATCACCGTCGCGCAGTTCCAGGCCGTCATGCCCAACTGCAGGGTGCCGGCGATCTGGGTCGACGTGCTGAACCCGGTCTTCGAGGAGTTCCGCATCAACACGAAGCCCCGGATCGCGGGCTTCCTCTCCCAGGTCGCCCATGAGACGGGGCAGATGCGTTGGCTGCGGGAGATCTGGGGCCCTACGGCGCAGCAGGTCAAGTACGAACCTCCTAATGCGCTGGCCAAGCGCCTGGGCAACACGGAAATGCATGACGGCCGTCGTTTCCGAGGCGGTGGGTTGCTCCAGCTGACGGGCCGGGCGAACTACGCCGCGTGCTCGGCCGCATTGTTCGGCGCCGACTTGCTTGTCCGCCAGCCGGACCTGATCGGGAGCGACCTGATCATCGCCGCGCGCAGCGCCGCCTGGTTCTGGCGCGAGAAGGGACTGAACGAACTGGCGGAGGACCATTCTGTCACCCGCATGACCAAGATCATCAACGGCGGCAAGAACGGCCTGAACGAGCGCTTCGCGTTCCACGGCCGTGCGCTGCTCGCCCTCTACGGAGTAAAGGCATGACGCGGATCCTGGCGCTTCTTTCGGCAGTAACGGCAGTGCTCCTGACGACGGGCTGCGCCTCGATGCTGTTGCCAGAGCGCACCCAGACCCAGATCGCCAGTGGGGTGCAGAAGTACTGCGTCCTGGGCACCCAGGACGAGCGCCGGCTGATGCGGGCGGACGTCAACACCATCCTGGCCAAGAACACACCGCCCGGGCAGGAGGCGCCAGAGGTCATGGTGCGCTGCCCGGGGGACGCTCGGCCCGCGTGTGAGTGCGGGGAATGACGGGCATGGGCAACGAACTCACGCTGTGGCACGGCATTGTCGTGCTGGTGTTCTGCGTGCAGTTGCTGTTGGGCGTGGGCGGCTGGCTGATCCGCAAGCAGATCGAGGACTACGGCAAGGGCGAGGCGATTCAAACCGCCGCCATCACCGAGTTGACCAGTGCGCTCAACGACCTGAGAGTCGAGTTGCCAAAGGAATACGTGGCCAAAGGCGACATGATCCACGCCCAGGCAATGCAGACCGAAGAGATCAAGCAGATCCGCGTCGAGGCGGCTGCTACCCGGCAGGAGATCAGTGCGATGCGCGGGGATCTCCTGCGCCTGATCGCCGTGCTACGGCCCGCCCAGGCCCAGGATTAGAAGGGCCCCAGTAGGGGCGACATCCACCCAGGAGAAGGAAACCACCAGTGCTAGTTCATCTGAAGCCCGGCCTGCAAGTCGAGACTGATTACATCGCTGCCATCGAGTGCGACGACGCGACCCTCACCGTCACCGTGACCCTGAGCAACGGCAAGGCCTACGCGCTTGAGCCCTTGGAAGGGCAGAAGGCCTCTGAGACGGCAATGCAGATGGGGCAGTGGATAAACCAACGGCGGGCCAACCCGAACCTTTGGGTGGCGCCGCCGCCGGAAATGCAGGGAGAGGAAGAGGGTAGCCGGATCGTCATGCCCCCGGCTGGGCTGGTGGTGCCGAACTAAAGCTGAACTCGGCCGCAACGGCCGCATTCCACGCGTCCTTCCACAGCCGGATCTGATCAGCATCGTCCAGCTCCGGCGCTTCCCCTAAGACCTCCATCCACGCCTCCAGCATCAGCATGTTGGTGGCCCATAAGTGAACCCGCCAGGGTTACTTGATCGAACCGGCATGTTCGTTCTTGTTCGGCGCTCAAGTCATTGAGCCGCTGGGAATTACTTACTTGATGTTCAAGCGCCATAACAGCGCTGTTATACGGAGAACAAATTCGATGGTCGGAAACCGCAAAGTGGTCGATCGCCGCACCACCACGGGCGAAGTAGCGTTCGTCCTGCAGGGAAAGGCGAACACCATCCAGGTTGGCCTAAGTGGCTCGACTGGCACTGCGACCGCTGCCGTCGACATCTTCGTATCCAACGATGAGCGCTGCGCCGACTCCACCACGCTGGCCAGTGCGGCCAAGCACAAGGTGACCGGCACCGCCATCGCGCTGACTGGGGTGGGCGTCGGCATCGACGTAGAACTGTCCTCCTCCGGCGTCGAGGTGGGCGCCTGGAAGTACGGCATCGTCAAGGTCAACAGCATCAGCGGGACGCTGGCTGGAATCTCGGCCTGGGCTGGCCACGAAGTGTGATGTATGGCCGAGCAGATCAAGAAGAAGCGCCACACCCCGAAGTCGGGCTGGCGCCTGATTGAAGCGGAGTACCGGGCCGGCGTATTGCCGGTGCCCGAGATCGCGAAGAAGCACCACGTAAGCGCCGACGCCATCCGCATGCGCGCCTCGCGCTACGGCTGGAAGCGCGACCTGGTCCAGCGGGTGAAGGACGAGACTGAAGCCATCCTGGCCGCGAGCGATGGCCGCGAGCGCATGACCGATGAGCAGGTGATTGCCCACGGTGCGCTGGTGCGCTCGGAACTGATCAAGGCGCATCGCACCGACATCCGCATCGGCCGGGTGCTCACCAGCAAGCTGTTCAACGAACTCACGGCGGTGACCGACAAGGTCGACCTCGTCGAGGAGTTGATCGAGGAAGAGACGGCCGGCGATAAGACGAAGCAGCGCCGCGACACGATGCTGGCCGCTGTGAGCCTGCCCGCTCGGGTGCAGTCGATGGACAAGCTCGCCAGCGCGCTGGGCAAGCTGATCAGCCTGGAGCGCCAGTCCTACGGCATCAAGGAAGACGGCGAGGGCGAGACGATGACCTACGAGCAGCTGCTCGAGAAACTGCAGAAGGAGGGCGTCGATGCGGGCTGATCTGGCTGCCCCTCCGGTGACCGCTCCCGACAACATCGCCACCAGGCTGGGGTTCTACCGTTGGCGCAGGGCGTTCAAGGAAGACGGGCAGGAATACTGGATCGTCCCTGCCCAGTATGCGAACGCTGGCGAGTACATGCGCTGGGGTGAGGCGTACGCGATGCTGGTGATGGAGGAAGGTCCTTGAGCAGAGCAGCCCAGCTGCTCACCCCGTTCCGTTCCGACTTCACGTTCTACGCGCCGCGGTGCCTGCGCATCCTCGACAAGAAGGGCGACCTCGTCCCCTTCCGGTTGAACCGGGCCCAGGCGTATCTGCACCAGCAGATCGAGCGGCAGAAGGAGAAGACCGGGAAGGTGAGGGTGCTGATTCTGAAAGGACGTCAGCAGGGCATGTCGACCTACGCCGAGGGGCGCTTGTACTGGCTGACCTCCGGGCAGTTCGGCAAGACCGCCTTCATCCTGACCCACGAGGACAAGGCCACGTCGAACCTGTTCGGCATGGCCAAGCGGTATCACAACAACTGCCCCGAGGTGCTGCGGCCCCACACCGCACACTCGAACGCCAACGAACTGGTCTTTGACCGGCTGCACTCGCGTTACGCGGTGGGCACGGCCAAGACCAGCGCGACTGGACGCTCGTTCACCATCCAGTACTTCCACGGCTCGGAGGTGGCGTTCTGGCCGAATGCGGAGGAGAACTTCGCCGGCCTGGGGCAGGCGATCCCGAGCATGCGCGACACCGAGGTGATCCTCGAGTCGACCGCCAACGGCATCGGCAACCGCTTCCACACGCTGTGGCAGGAAGCGATGCGCGGCATGTCCGACTACGTCGCGGTGTTCATCCCGTGGATGTGGCAGGCGGAATACACGCGCGAGGCGACGACCTTCGAGGCCTCGCCTGAAGACCGCGAGTACGCCGAACTGTACGGGCTCACACCCGAGCAGAGCGCGTGGCGCGTGCAGAAGATCAAGGACGACTTCCACGGTGACCTGAGTCTGTTCGATCAGGAGTACCCGGCCACGGCCGAGCTCGCCTTCGCGCGGCAGCAGGGCGATCCGATGATCCCTCTGGTGAACATCCAGAAGGCACGCAAGCTGGAGTTGCCCGAGGGCCGATCGCCGCTGGTCATGGGCATCGACCCGAGCGACGGGGCGAAGGCTGCGCTGGCGATTGCCTTCCGGCGCGGGCGCAAGGCAGTGAAGGTCGAGCGCCACTACGGGCTGCGCCCCATGGAGCAGGTGGCGATGATCGTGCGCCGCTTCCAACAGATGCGCCCGGCCTTCGCCTACGCGGACGCCGGCGGTGTGGGATCGGGAATCATCGACCGCATCAACGAACTGCTGGGCGGCAAGGTGGTGCGCGTGCTCTTCGGCGAGCGCCCCTTCGACCGCGACCGCTATGGCATCCGCCGCGATGAACTGTGGGGCGAGATGCGCGAATGGTTTCTGAACGACGACCCCGACATCCCCGACGACGACGTGCTCGCGGTGGATCTGAGCGGGCCGAACAAAGACATCGACTCATCCCAACGGGTGAAACTGGAGAGCAAGAAGAGCATGGAGAAACGCGGGCTACTCAGTCCTGACAGCGGTGACGCGCTCGCGCTGACATTCACCATGCGCCATGAGGCGGATGCGGGCACCGGCGGTCTGGACCCCGAGCGGGACTTCGACTGGAGAGCCGGGGGATGACGTATCACTCTATGGACCTCGCGCAGGGCCGTGGCGCGATGGAGATCGAGAAGCTCGAAGCGTTCCTCGACGACATCCGCCTGCAGCCGCAGTGGCGCCGCGAGGCAGACAAGTGCTGCGACTACTACGACAACCACCAACTCGACAGCGATGTCCTGCAGCGCATGGCGCGCCTGGGCATCCCTCCGCTGGTCAGCAACCTGATCGCCCCGACCGTGGATCTGGTGCTGGGCATGGAGGCGAAGACGCGCTCCAACCCGCGTGTGAAGCCCGACGATGACGAGTGGCAGGATGTGTCCGAGGCGATGTCGAAGAAGCTGCTCGAGCTGCAGCGCGAGTCGCGCGCCGACAAGGCGGTATCGGACGCCTACGCCTCGCAGATCAAAGCGGGCCTGGGCTGGGTGTACGTCGGCCGCTCTTTCGACCCGTTCAAGTACCGATACGTGGTCGAGTATGTGCCGCGCAACGAGATCTGGTGGGACTGGCACGACCTGTCGGGCCCTCTGGACGACGCCCGCTATCTGGTGCGGCGCAAGTGGTACGACGTCGACCTCCTGATCAACGTCTTCAAGCGCCACAAGAAGCTGCTCGAGCACCTGGTCGGCCGGCTGGACAAGCCGAACTGGGATCTGGAACTGATCCGCGACATGGGGCTCGCGCAGAACCTGAACTCGATGATGGCCACGCGCATCGACCAGTCCGAGTGGCTGGACACCGAGCGCAAGCGCCTGGGGCTCTACGAGGTCTGGTATCGGGTGTGGAAGGAAGGCCACGTGGTGGAGTTGCCCAACGGGCGCGTGGTCGAGGTGAACGTGAAGAACCCGCGCCACGCAGCCGCGGTGCTCTCAGGGAAGATGGAGCCCATCCCGGCGGTGTTCTCCCGGGTGCGCCTGTCGTGGTGGATTGGACCGTATCGCCTCGATGACATCGAGACGAAGCAGAACCACTTCCCCTACGTGCCCTTCTGGGGCAAGCGTGAGGATCGCTCGGCCGCGCCCTACGGGCTGGTCCGCGCCATGCTCTCGCCGCAGGACGAGGTGAACGCCCGTTCGGCAAAGATGATGTGGCTGCTCTCGAGCAAGCGCGTGCTCGCATCGAAGCAGGCGGTGGCCAATCCAGATGCGGCGCGCAAGGAAGTGGCGCGCGCTGACGCGTGGATCGAACTGTCCGAGAACTTCGACGCGAGCAAGCACGTGTTCAAGGTCGAGCAGGATCTCCCGCTCTCGCAGCAGCAGTTCGAGATCATGCAGGAGCGCAAGCAGGCGCTGCAGGAGGCTGCTGGTGTGTACCAGCCGATGCTGGGCAACCCAGCCGGCACCAAGTCCGGCATCGCCATCGCATCGCTGGTCGAGCAGGGCGTGACCACGCTGGCCGAGATCAACGACAACTACCGCTTCGCGCGCCAGTTGGTCTTCGACTACGGGCTCGAACTGATCGTCGAGGACATGGCGAAGAAGGAAAACGTCGCCATCAAGATCGACGAGCCGGGCAAGAAGAAGAAGACCGTGATGCTCAACGTGCCCGCCCACGATGAACTGGGCGAGTACCGCGACAACGACGTCGAGCGCGCGATGATGAAGGTCGGCCTCGAGGACGTGCCCGCCACGCCGGCCTACCGCGCGCAGATGTTCATGATGCTGGGCGAGATGTCCAAGGGAATGCCACCGGCCCTGCAGGCCTTCATCGTGCCGTTCCTGATGCGCGCCTCGGATCTGCCGCAGCGCCACGAGATTGCCGATGCGATCTCGCGTGCGATCGGCGTGAGCGAGGACGGCCAGCCCCAGGATCCCCAGGCGATGCAGCTGCAGCAGGACAACGCCGCGCTGCAGGACCTCGTGGGCAAGCTGCAGGCAGCGCTGGCCGAGCAGGAGCAGGCGCTCAAGTCCAAGGAAGGCGAACTCGAGGTCAAGCATCGCCAACTCGACCAGAAGGACGAAGAGATGGCGATGCGGCGCGCGGAGCAGGAGCAGCGCATGGCCCTCGATGGTGAGGCGGCGATGCGCGAGGCCGATGCAGCCGAGCGCGAGGACCTTGCGCAGACCGTGGATCTGGTCGAGCGCGTGACCGGCTATGCCGATGGCGGTTCTGTGCAAGCGGACAAGCCGGCCAAGAGTGGCAGCAAGAAGCAAGCAAGTGCTGCGCAACCGAGCCCCGATGTCGAGGCCCTGCGCGGGGAGGTCAATGCCAAGCTCGACCGGCTGACCCAGCTGCTCACCTCGAAAGAGCAGCAGCAGGACGGCGGCGCGCTCAAGGCGCAGATCGCCGAGTTGCGCATGGCCATGCAGCAGGCCTCGCGCGACAAGGACGGCATCTCCCAGCAGATGGCCGGGCAGTTGGACGAACTGAAGCAAACCCTCATGGCGCTGCTCTCGCGCCCTGCAAACCAGACCACCGAGTTGGTGCTGCCTCCCGACTTCGGAGCGAAGTTCAGCGAACTGGTGGACGCGCTCCAGCGCGGCCCGGAGAAGAAGTCAGGGGTCGCTCGGAAAATGCCCGACGGCAGTTATCAACTCGAAGTCTCTCAGCAATAGGAGTAGCACATGGCAGTCAGTCACCCATTTGGGGTTCAAGTAGAGCCGGTGATGTACCCGGAGGGAACGCCGCCTGGTGGCGGTTACGTGTTCAAGGCTATTGGGCCCAGTGGCGTAGAGCAGGTGCAGGTGGTGGACCCATCCACACTCGTTGCGATCTTCGGCTTCAAGCAGCCGGGCAACGCCTTGGTGTCGGTGCAGCGCCTGGACGTGAACGGTGTGCCGGTCGGTCCCGTGGTCGTGGACACCTTCGAGATCCGAGGCGTAATGATCGACTCGCCTGTTCGCATCTTCATGGGCACCGTCCCGCCGCCCCCGCCGATCGTCACGTAACGCTCACTTCTCAACAGCAGCACCCGGGCCCGCGCATAGCGGGCTTTTTTTTTGGAGGTTCGTAGATGTCTCTCACCCCAGCGGGGCGCAACAGCATGATCGCCGACTCCGGCGGCTTCGGTGGCGCCTGGATCAGCTTGCACGACGGCTACCCCGGCACCAATGGGGCGAACGAACTGGCGACCAACCAAGGCTCGCCCTTCTACGGACGACTGCAGGCGAACTTCGGCGCGGCGTCTGATGGCGTGCGCGCGATCACCGCGGCACTGGTGTTCAACGTCTACACCGGCAAGACCGTGCGTTGGCATGGCCGGTGGACTGCGGAGACGAGCGGCTCGCTGCTCGAGGTGCAGCCCTGCGGTGCGCAGGAGAAGACCTTCCAAGTTCAGGGCACCGACACCATCCTGGCGCCCGGCCACGGCTACGCGAACTCCACCGGCCCGGCACCCTCGCTCGTCGTGTTCTGGGGTCCTGGCACGCCCACGGGCATCACCGAGGGGCAGCCCTACCACGTGATCGATGCGGCGACGAACACCTTCCGCCTGTCCACCAGCGCGGGCGGTTCGGCCGTCACGGGCATCAGCACGCAGCCTGGGCTGAAGACGCGGATGTCCAAGATCGTCGAGAACGCGTACAGCGCTCAGGGCGTGTACACCTGCAACTCGTTCCAATCTCGCATCGAGTAATCGCGCATGCTCACACCAACCGGCGAAGCGAGCCTGCTCGGCACTCCGATCGATCAGATCACGCAGGCCTCGCTCCATTCCGCTTTCCCCGGTGCTGGCGGCACCATCGACATCCCGGGGTCCACCCGTTCGAACCTCACTTGGCTGCCCGAGGACAACGGCGTGCGCGTCACCGCAGGCGTGCTTGCGTGGACGCTCGCGCAGGGTGGGACAGTGGCGTGGGTCGGCCTGTGGGCCGGCGCGCAGTTCCGCGGCTACATCCCCTGGGGTGGCACGGAACAGTCCTACTTCGTGCAGAACTCGCGCGTGCTCTGGCCCGTGCATGGGATGCAGAATGGACAGCGCGTGGTGTTCCTCAACGGAGCGCCGGTCGGTGCGTCGGAGGGTGTGGGCTATTACGTGGTGAACGCGACGCAGGATGACTTCCAAGTCTCGGCCAGCTCGGGCGGGGCGCCGATGTCCATCCTGCCCGCGCTCAATGAATTCCCGGTGATCTCGAAGTTCGCCCCGGTGACCTTCGGCACTGGCGCCACGGTTGCAGCTGCTGGCATCAGCATCGGGTTCCGCTCGGCTTCGGTCAGCGTCCAAGCCCCGACGTTCTCGCTGCCCACCGGGTTTGTGCAGCCGCAGAGCACCAGCGTGAACATGGCGCAGTACGTCCAGCCCGCGAGCGGCGTGAGCATCGTGAACTACGCGCTGGACACCGGCACCGCGTTCCCTGTTGGGGTGACGATGTCGGCGACCACCGGCCTGGTCACGGTGAGCCCGACTGCATCGGGCACGACCACCGTGCGCCTGCGTGTGCGCGACAGCAACGGCGTGGAGGCGGTGTCCGCATCCTTCCCCTTCGCCGCGAACGCCAAGCCCGTGTGGACCACGGCAACGCTCAACCTGCAGCCCGGGCAGGTGGTATCGCTCAATGGCCTGTGCCAGGATCCAGAGGGTCAGCAGCTGTCCTTCGCCGAGCCCGCCACATTGCCGGCTGGATTCCAGCGCAATGGCGCGGCCCTGACCGTGCCGCAGACGGCTGGCATGTACTCGGTGTCCCTGTCGGCATCCGATGGGGTGAACCCGCCGGTGCTGGTCGCCCTGCAGGTGACTGTTACGGCCCCGCCGGTGTCCAGCGGCAGCTTCGCCGCGACGCTGGCAATCGGCATCAAGCAGAACACCGTGTTCCCAATCGCCGGGGTGAAGTGGAACCGGTGGCTCATGGACAAGCGTGGCGGCATCATCGGATTCGCCGATGCGGACCACGGGGAGGCGCAGGGCGCCGGCGGGTCGTCAGCTGCCAGCATCGACGGGCAGCAGCGCTACGACGACAACTCGGTGATGTACTTCAACGACACGGCCACGCCGTTCGGCGGCATCGCGCCTGGGCAGACCGGTTACCTGTGGGCGCCGCGCGACTCGTTCCGCAAGGTGTTCACGCACGCCGGCGGGAGCATCCCGCCGAATGCCAACGACGAGAAAGATCCGATCCGCGCGAGCCGTCGAATTCGAGGAGCGAGCGCCGAGTTCCCGTGCCGGTACACCGCCTACAAGATCTGCGAGCCGATCGTCGGCGGGAAGATCCGCTTCATCCATGGCGTAGCCGGCGTGACCTCAGACGCCGACCCGGCGGTGATCTTCGTCATCCCAGACGGTGCGCAGCCGTTCGTTCCAAGCGGAGGCGAGGCAGAGGGGTGGTCGACCAGCCCGTTCCAAGGGGCGCCCTACGCCTACGCCTATCCCGACTGGGCCGAGTATCCCAACGGGCTGTACGTTCAGTTCGTGCCCAACGAAGCAGGCGTGCCGATGTCAGGCTCGATCGGTGTGCGGACCACCACGTCCTACGCGCCCTATTCCTGGGTGGGCAAGTACGACAACGTCACGTGGCTGTACTCGGTCAACGATGAACTGATGTACTGGGTCAACTACGCGACCCAGTCGGTGGTCAACGATGGCGGCGGAAACCAGGGCATCTATAACCTCAGGACGCTGCTGTGGACACACGGCAACGCCGATTGGAACCCGTACGTCGACGGCAACCGCACCGGCACGGCGCCCACGCTGCAGACCAACTTCTGGTGGAACCACGTCAAGCCCTACCGTGGTGGATCTGCGACGGACTTCAATTGCCCTGGAGCATGGAACGAGTTCCTCGACCTGGGCTTCCACACGATTCTCAACGGCCTCTGGTATCTCGAGCGCAACCCGGCCCACCTTGTCCAGGGTGCGCCACGTCGCACGCGCCGCTTCGCCAGCACGTGGGCTGCGTATCCCTGGACGCGCACCATCGGGGACAAAGACTCGCAGGGTGGCTCGACCACCTACACGAATCAGTACATGAACTCCGGGTGCTGCGTGGGCCCGTGGGGATTCTTCGTGCGGCCGCAGCGCTTCACCTCAAGCTCGGCCGATCCGAGCGCGCGCGACACGAACCCGAACCCGAACGATGCAGAGTTCTGGGCGGTGAACCTCGCTAATCCGGGTCAGTACCGGAAGATGCCGCACTTCCCGAACTTCTATCTGTCCTCTTCGGGCGGGCCGTCGAGCTCGGGGCCGCTGGTGGTGTATCACCCGCCGACGAATTGCCTGATCGGGGTGTACAAGCGCCTGTGGAAACTCGATCTCGATGACGCCTTCAACGGCGTGGGGCAATGGGTGGATGTCTCGCCGGCGAACTGGCCGGTGAACGGGTTCGTCGACGTCGTTGGCGGCATCAAGAAGTCGCAGACTAGCGCCGATCCGAACGCCTACGAGATCGTCTTCATGGGCGATGGTACTGGCGTGAACTCCGAGTGGTTCAACCGCCTGACCATCACCGGCTCGAAGCTGCTGGGCAAGCTGGTCGACTTCGGCACCGACATCACCTACGACGGCTCGGGGGCTCCCACGCCGTTCCACGGCAAGCACCTGCGCTTCATGTACTCGGCTGCATACGTGGATGCCGACACCGGCAAGGTCGTCTTCGCCGGACCGGACGGCGGGTTCGTTTACCAGTTCGGCGGGGACTACCGCGGCGTGCCCTACACCAACTCGCAGGTGGCGAAGTACCCCATCCGCGTGCAGAACGACGACACTGACAGCGTCGTCGCCAAAGCGCAGACCAGCCGTCGCGCCTGGGCGCCGGGCAGCACGTATCGTGGCTGGCGCCTGGGCACCGGTGGCAGTGCGACCACCCAGGTCATCGAGATCCGCAACGCTGGCACCAGCGGTGTGGGCCCGGTAATCGACACCATTCCGATCGGCACGCTACCAGGTGCTGAGAGAGAACTGGCCTGGAACGCAGGCATCGTGTGCAGCGCGGGGATCTACATCTCCAACCCGAACACGCTGCGCACGTGCTACGCATTCACCAATGACGGTTGGGCGACTGATTCAGGGCGCCAGGATCAGTGGCGTGCGCCGGCCAGACTGATCAACGGCAGGGTGCAGATGGAGTTGTGCATCAACCCGGCCGCCTTCTACCCGCTCGAGGAAACCGAGCCGGACGAGGCCGAACTCTCGCCGTGGCATCCCGATGGCGTTGGCATTATCAAGGACAAGCGCCACAGTTTCTGGATGGGCGCAGGCTACTACCGCTTCGCCCAGCGGACCATGCCGCGCATGTCCATCAACGACGGGATCATGGCGGTCTACCGGATCCACATCCCAGCCAAGTCCACCGATGGGGTGGCCCGTGGTGACGCATTCTGGAAGCCGCCGCAGAACTACCTGATCGGCGACAACGCTGACCGGGTAAACGTCGATGACATCTTCATGGGCAATGCACCGCCCAACGTGATCAACGGCGCGTCCAATGCCTTCTCCTGCTACTGGGACAAGGAAGACGTGATGATGATGATCGGCCAGCAGCAGTTCGCGAACTTCTACATCTACAAGTTCCAGCTGTGCGACGAGGGGTACTTCAGCGCGAGTGTGACCACCAATCGCATCACGTGGGCGGGTAACACGCTGGTGGACGGGGACAAGGTTCAGTTCTATGACGGCACCCCGCCAGCGCCGTTGGCTGCTGGCCTCTGGTATGACGTGCTCAATTCCGGGGCGTCGACCGGAGTGAACATCGATACGTTCCAACTCGCCGACGAGGGCTCGACTACGCCGATTGTCATCACCGGCACGCAACGATCGCCGTCCGCCTACACCGTCGATGTCGCAGCGAACCGGATCCTGTGCCCCTCGAACCCCTTCTCTGAAGGGCAGACCCTGCAGTTTGTCGACGGGCGCGTGCCGCGCGGCATGAAGCGCGACACGATCTACGAAGCGGTCAACCGCACCACGAGCGGGTTCCAAGTACGCAAGGTGGGCGCGGCCACAGTGGCCACGCTCAAGTCCCAGCCTGGGCCCGGTGCGCGCGTGACTGCATCGGTGCGCGTGCGCCGTGTGCATGCCAAGCGCACGCCGTATCGCTGGACGCGGCAGCTGATCAGCAGGCCGGACCTTACCGGGTTCATCGCGTTGCTCAACGGCCTGCGCCGCAGCACTGGGGTGCGCTCGTTCACCGTCGACCGCACGGCCAACACGATCCTCACCGGAAACTCGGCTGCTCCGCATCACTTGCAGCAGGGTGATGTGATCCGCTTCATCTACGGCGAGCCGCCGGCGCCGCTGGTGCGCAACCACGACTACCAGGTGCTCAACCCCACGGCCACCTCGCTGCAGGTGGGCGAGATCGGATCGAGCGTGGTGATCGACATCACGGTGCAGGACTACACCGACAATGGCTACGACCGGGGCTGCGTGATCCAGACCAAGGGGCGCGGCAACTTCAGCGTGTCCAGCGGACGGATCGCGATGACCGGCCACGGCTGGATCACTGGTGATCGGGTGAAGTTCGTCGAAGCTGCGCCGCCTGCCCCGCTGGTACAGAACGTGGAGTACGAAGTCACCGGCGAGACGACCAACGACTTCGCGGTGCAGGAGATCGGCGGTGGTGGTGCCATCACGCTGACCGCTCCGGCGAATGCAGCCTGCCGCATCTGGGGCCCGCCGCGCGCCTACAACAGCAGCACGAACACGGCCACGCTGTGGTCCGGGCCGCAAGAGGTCATCGGCGACAACGCGTACATCTCGGTGATGTGGGGCGGTGGATCCGGGGCCTATCGAGACGGCACGGGCGCGATGATCATGCGCGTGAACCTGATCGACACTTCGGACGTGGAGTACGCCCCGATGCCGTTCCACTGGGTGCGCGGGTTCGATGCCCCGCCGGCGAACCCCGGGCTGGACGACGAGGCTGCTACGCCCACGGTGTTCACCCCGCAGTCGATCAACGAACTGCGCTACATGAAGGCGCTGGGGCACCTGCTGGTGATCTCGCCGCCCTCTGGTGACTACGTCAACGATGAGCCTGTCATCTGGTGGTACAACACGATCACCAAGCAATACGGCTCCAGCCAGACGTGGGATCAGCTGCGCGCCACCGCGGTTGCGGCCAATCCGGCCAACGACCTGACGTGGCCGGCGACCGTCTCGATCAATCGGGGCGGCATGGCGACGGTGGACGAGAAGCGCGCGGTGTGGATCATGCTGCGCTCGGTCAACGGCTCCGGGGCGAAGGTCCTCGAGCTTCGGCTGCCGGTCCTGTGATGTATGTGCTGGACACTCTGGAAGTACGCCAACACCCATAGCAAATACGGGCGCGACGCCGACTGGCTCGATTACAAGCGCGGGGATCTGGTCAATTCGTACGACGACCACCAGACCTTCGGGGTGCTCCCCACGCGCCCGTGGTTTCGCATCCTCGTCCACCCAGGCCTGCACAAGTCAGCCTTCGATGAGTGGAAGGAACTCGACATGAAGGGCGCGAAGATCGTCGCCCTTCGCAAGTACTACCTGGGCATCGATGACGAGGGCCTTGCCGGCCAGGAGTTGCGCAGATGGATGAGCAACCCGGTCGTGCAACTGAGCCCGGACGAGACAGCACAACTGCTCACGCTCAAGCGTGAGCGCAGATCAAGGCACGGGGAGCTAGTCGAATCATGGCGACGGTTGTTGAATACACCGTAGGCGCGGGAAAGAACTACGCGGATTACGTCGCGTGGAACGCGGATATGAACGCGATCTACGGCGGGGACCTGACCGCTGGTGGCGGATTCATCGTCAAGGGCAAGGGCACCGGCCTGGTCGACATGTCCACCGGCGTGAATGTCTCCGGGTGCGTCTCGAGCGCAGACTGCTACAAGTGGCTCTGCGCAGACCGTCTAGTGTCGGTGTGGGATCTGAACCCGGTGGGCACGCCGCTGCGCGGGGAGTTGCCCGGCGCTGGCATCCATCACACGGTCAACACGAACAGCCGCTGGCTTCTGAACGAAGACCACATCCTGTTCGAGAAGCTCACGTGGATGGGCAATCGCACCGGGCTGACCAGCCCCTCTGGCGTGATGTCCATCGCCGGGGACGATGTCACGGTGCGCGATGTGTACATGCGCCAAGCCAACAGCAGCGCCCTGAGCAATACGGGCGGGCAGCTGGTGATCGCCGGACTGCGCGCGAAGGTCATCAACACCCACATCTCGTTCGAGGGCTCCAACGCCACGCTGCTCGCGGTGGAGTTCGGTGGCGATGCCACCAACGATGACGATGCCCCGACGCTGATTGCCTGCTCGTTCGTCCGCCCGTCGGATCGCACGATCAACACCAGCACGCGCGCGCTCAAGCGCAATGGCATCTCCGGTGGCGGGCGCAAAATGCGGATGATCGCCTGCACCTTCTACGGGTTCGGCGAGCTCTGGTACACCGGCGGCACGGGCGCCGCGACGTTCACCTCCGACTCGAACTACAACGCCACGAACTTGGCGGCCGGATCCACCCCCTACGTGGATTTGCTGCCTGGGGCCGACTGCAAGTACGGTGGCGACATCATTGGCCCGGGAGACTGGACCACCGCCGGCAAGGTGTACGTGAACACCACGCTGGCCGCTGGGGACTGGGCGCCGGTTTCCGGTGGCGTGTTCGACAACGTCGTTGGTGCGGCGGTCATCACCGGGTTCCCCAACCCCAACCCGACCAGCAACCCCGTCAACGGCCCGGAATTGCGGGAAGGCACGGGCGGGCGCGATGCGCGCGGCAATGTGCGCAGCGCAAGCGCCCCGACGCTGGGCGCGCTCGAGGCCTCGTCGGACAACGAGATCACCGGCACGTCCACCGGCTTCGCCTTCGCCACGGGCAGCAACAGTGGCGGCAGCCTGCGCGTGCGGGTGGGTCCGTTCTATGACGAGAACGACGATCTGATCGTCAGCAAGACCGGCATCAAGTGGTGGTTCATCGACGCCGAGGTTCCTGGGGATCGTGACGCGCCCATCGGCGATGGTGGCGTCAATGGTGTGATCGGGGCGGATAGCTACCTCGACATCGCGATCACTCGGACCACGCTCGAGCAGGGCGACTGGGGCTACCTCGTGGCCTCTGACCCATCGGGCAGTGGCGATACGCAGTGGGACGGATACAACGGCCCAGCACAGCTGATCTAAATGCCGAACCTCTACTTCAGACCACAGCGCACCAGCGGGGGCGATCCCTACTTCCGCTCCCAGGTCATCACCACGCAGCAGGGGGGTTCGTCGAGCACGGGCTTCGCCTTCGCCACGGGGAGCAACTCCGGCGCCATGGGCGTGAGTCCTGGCGTTGCAGCGCTGGTGCGCAGCGGCGGCGCGAACAGCGGGTTCAAGACCCTTTTCGGCGATGCCAGCGGGTTCGCCTTCTCGAGCGGCTCGAACAGCGGGACGATGAGCGAGGAAGACGGCGACGTCCAACTCTCGGACAGTTCCGATGGCTTCGCATTCGCCGTGGGCGACAACGAGGGAGTCAAGGACATCTTCGGCGAGTCCGACGGGTTTGCCTTCTCCTCGGGCGAGAACGCAGGTTCCATCGTGCAGACAACGCCGGTGGACGCGCAGATCATCGCTGCGGCGGTGGCTGCGTACTTCCCGGCCCTGCAGGCGGCTGTGCTGGCCGACATCGAGTCGCGCCTGCCTCCGCTGGTGCGTGCCGAGGTGCGCAGCGCGGTGGTCGAGGGCGACCTGACCGTGGCCGAGAAAGAAGCGCTCGAACTGGCCGCGCTGATCGGCGATCAGGAAGGTATGGTCGGTGGCATCGAGATCGGGAAGGAGTACATCTACACCAGCCCGATCGACAAATCGATCAAGCGCATTCGCTGGTACATGGATGCAAACGGACAACGCAAAGTGCAGGTTCTGAACAAGACGGAGGGACTGCCGCAATGATGCTTCCCTCGACGTGGAGGACCTTCTGGAAGGCGCTGTCCTCGATGCCTGAGCACCACATCGCAGAGCCCCAGGAGAACGGGGACGTGATGTATCGCAGCCTCTCGACCGGCGAGGCGCTGGGCTGGTATCGCAGCAACGGGACCTACGAGATCGAGTCTGACCTGGTCATCGACTAAGCCGCGATGAGCACGTACCCGGGGTACTACACACCGACGTACTTCAACCCGGCGTACTTCTCCCAGGGATTCTTCACACCTCCTGGGAGCGCCGGCTTCGTCGAGCGCGAGGAGTGCCACTCCGGCTACTGGGTCAGATCCTACTGGTCGGCGGGCTACTTCCAGCCCGGCTACTGGGCGATGGTCTGCCCGGTCACCATCACCTTCCGCTCATGGGTGCGCGGTGGCGCGGACGATAGGGTCGGGCGTGGTCGCGGGCATCGGCGCCTCATCATCGAGGAGGTCGACGAGGAGTTCGACGAGTACCTGAAGTACCGCGAGAAACTGGTCAAGCGCAATCGCAAGATCATAGACGAAGAGGACATGGAAGCCGCAGCCCTGCTGCTGCTGGCCATGGAGATGTAGGCCAAGCATTTCGGTCAGTTTGCGATTTTGCGCAAGTTCGCAAGTTCGCCCCTTTAGCTCAGTCAGGTAGAGCGCCTCCCCTGTAAGGAGGATGTCGCGGGTTCGAGTCCATGCAGGGGGCACCAGGTTTTATGAGTGGCGCGGTGAAATAGACGCAGCCGGCGTAGCGCCGGTCCCACTCACCATGTCAGGGCGTCGGAAATACCACGCCGCGGGGCCGCTACTAGATCGGTCCTGCAGGCCTGTCGCAGGCCGTGGCACCAACAACACAACCCCGCTCCGGCGGGGTTTTTCATTTCTGGAGGGCATGTGAGTTGGACGGCAACCGCTGAGTGCAGATACGGAACCATGGAGTTCCCGGCAAAGGATGTCTACGTCGGACGCTCGCTTGCTAAATACGGCGAGCACTCCAAGGGAGAGATCGAACTGTTCAAGCAGTTTCTGCGGGAGGGCGACACGGTCGTGGAAGTCGGAGCGAACGTGGGCGCGCACACCGTCCCCATGTGCAAGTTCGTCGGCGAGAAGGGCCGCGTGATCGCCATCGAGGCGCAGCGCGTGCTCTACGGGCTGATGTTCAAGAACCTTGTGGCCAACGGCTGCCACAACAGCACGCCAGTGCATGCTGCCGGCGGTGCGATGTCCGGGGTGCTCTCGGTCCCGGTGGTCGACTACGCGGCCGAGGTGAACTTCGGCGGGCTCTCGCTCGAGCGTGGCGGGCCGGGCGAGGCGGTGAGCGTGATGCCCATCGATGCGCTGGACCTGCAAGAACTGCGGCTGCTCAAGATCGACGTCGAGGGCATGGAGATGGACGTCATCGCCGGCGCGCGCGAGACGATCGGCCGCTGCCGTCCGGTGATCTACGTGGAGAACGACCGCGAGGACAACTCCTCGCAGCTGATCCAGATGATCGCTGGTCTGGGATACCGGCTCTGGTGGCACGTCACGCCGCTGTACGAGGTGGACAACTTCCGCGGCGATCTGGAGAACGTGTTCCCAGGTCTGGTGAGCATCAACATGCTTGCCCTGCCGCGCGAGGCCGAGGCGGAGATGACCGGGTTCCCGCCGGTGCGTGGCCCTGGGGACAACTGGCGCGTGGCGATGATGAACCGCGCCCCCGCCCCCAGCGAGAAGAAGAAGGCCGCAGTGATGCGCCTGGGCGCGCTGGGAGACGCGCTGTGGGCATCGAGCATAGTGGCGCACCTGCACGAGAAGGGCTACGAGGTGAGCGTGTACACGGGCAACGCGGGCATGGAGGTGCTCAAGCACGACCCGCACATCGACGAACTGATCCACGTGCCCGACGGGAAGATCCCGCTGGGCGAGCTTCACGGATACGCGCAACTCGAGGCGCTGAAGTACGACCGCTTCATCCAACTGCTGGAGTCGGTCGAGAACAACCTGCTCGCCGATCCGCGCTCGCACCGGTACTTTTGGCCCAAGGAAGTACGCCACGCGACGATGAACGGCAACTACCTCGAGTTCATCCACGACCTCGCCGGGCTGCCGCATGACTTCCGCCAGCGCTTCTATCCCACGCTGGCCGAGTTGGCCTGGGCGGCGGACTGGCGGCGCGAGATCAAGCAGCTGGTGGTGCTCGCCACTGCAGGGTCAGCAACGCACAAGTGGTGGCCCTACTGGGAACAGCTTGCGCACGAAATGCTGCGCGAGTTCCCCCAGATGCACATCGTCGCGCTGGGTGATGAGCACGGCGAGAGTTGGCCGAATTCCCCGCGCATGCACACGCCAAAGCTGGACATCCGCAAGGCGATGACGCTCGCGGGCCGGGCCGACATGGTGATCGGCGTGGAGACGGGCATCACCAACTCGGTGGCCTTCGAGACCATGCCCAAGGTGGTGCTGCTCTCGCACAGCACCGAAGAGAATCTGACCAAGCACTGGGAGAACACGGTGGCCCTATCAGGGCAGGTGCCGTGCTACCCGTGCCACCGGATGCACGTGGGCTGGACCCACTGCCATCAGGACCAACGAAACAAAGCCGCCATGTGCAAGAGCGCCATCCCGATGGGGGAGGTGCTGCACCAGGTGCGAAAGGAATTCCTCGTCACTGAGGAGTAATCGCCTCGCCCCCGATAAGGGCCCAACCCCAAGCCCGCCGAGCGCGGGCTTTTTCGCGCCTGGAGCGATAGACAGGAGAGTGTATGCCCGCAGCAGCAGCAGTAACGAAGGACCTGAACTACTACCTCGAACACCCGGACGAGATGCCGCACGACCCCGACGAGATCATGAAGATCGCGACGCAGGCCGAGAAGGGCATGTACGGGAACACCGCAGAGCCTGACATTGACGTATGGGGCGGCGGCAAGGCAGAGGTTCAACCCATCACCGTTGATAAAGGCACGGAGAAGACCCCGGAGCCCACGGCCGAGCAGGCGAAACCCGCCGAGCCCGATCCGACTCAACAGCAGGCGAATAGCCAGCAGCAGGAAGAGAAGCAAGCGGAAGGTGTGCAAACCGCCGACGGGAAGCATGTCATCCCCTACGCGGTGCTCGAGGGAACGCGCAAGCGTAACGATCAACTCGAACGCATCGTGGCCGAACAAGCCGCGAAGATCGACGAGTTGGCACGCGCGCAAGCAGCCGTTGGCGATGCAGCCGGCGGTGGCAATCAGGACCAGCAACTCGAATTCATCTCTCCTGAAGACCTGGAGATCGTGAAGAACGAATTGCCGAGCCTGGGCGGCATTCTCGAAAAGCAGCAGCGCGCCATCCAGATGCTCATGGAGAAGGTGTCCCAGACACCCGGCAAGGAAAGCGATCAAGACCGCTACGCGCGTGAAGCGCGCGAGGCGATCGATCGCAACACCTCGCTGGTTGCATGGGAGGCCAACGACGTGGCGCGCTGGAACCGTGCAGTGGATCTCGCCGACCTGTTGGTCAATGACCCTGTGTGGGGGCAGAAGTCCTACACGGAGCTGTATGCCAAAGTGGTCGACCTCGTAAAGGCAGAAATGCCTGAGCAGCAGCAGCAAGCGCCGGCAACCCCGAGCGCAGCCGATCTGGCAGCTGCTGCTGCAGCGAAGCTGGCGGACATCAAGCCGCCCGTTCCGCTTTCCATCTCACAGATTCCTGGCGGTGCTCCGCCGGCGACATCGGAGGCCGAGAAGTTGGGCCAGATGTCTGCCGAGCAGATCAGCGATTACCTGATGCGTTCATCCGGGGGCGACCCCGAAAAGATGGCGCAGGCACTTGCCAGGCTCTGAACGATCAACTGGTTCCCCGTCGTGATGACGGGAATCTCCTAGTGGCCAGGGTCCGCCGAGAGGCGACGCCCTAGGCCGTAATGGAGGAAAGCAATGCCTACTGAAATCCCAGTTGGATCTCCGCTTGCGCGGAAGGTCTTTGGTGCCGGTCTGTTCGCACAGACCATGGTCGAGCCGGGCTTCATGAATCTGTTGTCCGGCCCGATGCCCCAGCAAGCCGATGCGGAAGCCAAGCTCTCTGGTACGAAGAGCCAGACTTCCGCGGACTATCCCGTCGTCAAGGCGATGGACCTGTCCAAGGGCGCTGGCAACATGATCACTGTCGACATGTTCAACCCGCTGCAAGGCAAGCCGACGATGGGCGACAAGCGCATCCAAGGTCGCCTGATGAGCCTCACGTTCTCGAGCATGGACGTGACGATCAACCAGGCGCGGGCGGGTGCTGACAGCGGTGGCAAGATGACCCAGCAGCGTACCGTTTGGAACCTGCGCGGCATCTCCATGGCAGGGCTGAAGTCGCACGCGATGCGCTACGAGGACCAGCTCACGCTGATCCACATGGCCGGCGCGCGTGGCTCGCAGTCGAACGTGGATTGGGTTGTCCCCACTGCAGACGACGCGGAGTTCGCCGAGATCTGCATCAACCCTGTGGTGCCCCCCACGAAGAACCGCCACTTCTACGCCGCCGATGCAACCGGGCTCGCGAGCCTGGACAACACCGACGTGCTCACCCTGTCTGATGTCGACCGTCTCGCGACGGTCCTGTCCGATAGCGTGGTGCCGCTGCAGGCGGTGAAGGTCAAGGGCGATGTCTACGCATGGAACGATCCGCTGTGGGTGATGTTCGTCACCGAACGCCAGTGGCTCTACCTGCAGACTCGCACCGGCGAGAAAGCGTGGCGCACCTTCATCCAGAACGCGTACGAGCGCCGGTCCAACGGCATGCGTCACCCGCTGTTCTACGGTGACTGCGGCATGTGGCGTCGTATCCTGATCCGCCCGATCAACCGCATGGCGATTCGCTTCGCGGCTGGTGAGGTGGTGACGGTCGGTGCTGATGACACCGTCGCGGCTGCTCCCACGACCACCACTGCCACCTGCGCAGTGGCGACCGACCGGGCCATCATCGTTGGCGCTCAGGCGCTGATCAAGGCCTACGGCAAGCACCACTCTTCCGACTACCACTACTCTTGGTTCGAGGAAGAAGCCGACCACTGCAACACGGTGGAAATGTCCTACGCGATGATGCAGGGCGTGAAGAAGGCCCGCTTCCGCATGAAGACGGCCACCGGTGTGGACGAGTGGGTGGATTACGGCGTGGCGGTCTGCGACTCCTACGCTCCCGATCCGAACAGCGCGGCCGGTAAGGCTCTCCTGTAATTCAGCAGGGGGGGTGATCCTCCCCCTGTTGGCCCTGATTCGAGGAATCGAAGATGGCAACCATCAACAACACCCCGGCCGAGCTGAACAAAGTTCAGTACATGGGCCCTCACGGCAATCTCTCCGCCTCTCACTTCTCGCTGGTCTGCGCTTCGGACGGCAAGGTGAACGGCGTGGCGGTGGCCACGGCCGACAAGATCATCGTCGGCCAACTGCAATCTGGCATGAAGCTCTATCCAGCTGACTTCACGATGAACGTCTCCGACGCTTTCACCGCGAGTGCGACGCTGGCCGTGGGCTTCGAGTATCAGGACGGTGTGGACGACGCGGCGGTGCCCCAGGATGCGGACTACTTCCTGACGGCCACCACGGGCTCGCTGGCAGTTCAGCGCGGCAACAACACCGGCGTGAAGCCGATCACGCTGCCCAAGGCAGCCTTCCTCATCGCCACGGTGGCTGGTGCTGCGCTGGATGCTGCAGCGCGCGCTGACCTGGTGGTGAAGGGTGAGATGACCGGTCAAGCGTAAGCGGTTCGCAGTGCAATCCAAGGGGGCCATTCGTGGCCCCCTTTTTCCATCGAGAGGACCTATGAAACGCATCATGTACGTGGGCGTGAAAGACACGAAACACGACAACGTGGCGAACACTCGCCTGACGTGGCGTCGTGATCAGATCATCGAGATCGAGGATGACGCTGCAGCGACCAAGCTGCTGGCTCACCCGGAGATCTGGGTCGATGCCGACAAGACTTCACCGGAACAAGTCGCCGCATTGCGCGCACAGCGCGAGGGCGTATCGAGTGCTGCCATCGGCGTTCCCAACATCGTGGTGGTGGTGTCGAGCGAGAACTTCGCGAAGATCTCGCAAGGCCTCGCCAAGCTGCAGGTGATCGACCTGACCGAGGGCGAACTCCAGACCGAGACGCCGGCCCCCACCGCGGTGCATCCCGACTTCGCAACGATGAAGCGCGTCGAGATCGCCGATTACCTGCGCAAGACACTGAGCCTGGAGGTGGATGCGCGCAAGTTCACCGATCAGGAAATGGTCGAGTTCGCTCTGGCCGCTGTGACGCAGGGCTGAGATGGCAACGATCCAAGACGTGGTGGACCAGGCGCGCAGGGACTTGTTGCACGACAACAAGCCTGATGACACCAAGCGCCGCTATCCCAACGCCGATCTGGTGAGGTTCATCAACCAAGGGTTGCTGCGCACTCGCGATCTGCGGCCGGACCTGTGGATCGGGACGTTCTCCACGCCTTGGGTCGATCTGGCAATCGGAGGGACCTTCCCTCTGCCTGCGCAGTACGTGCCGGCGCTTGCCTACTACGCGGCCTATCGTGCCGAGTTGCGCGACGATGAGTACGGCGTGAAGGGCAAGGCTGGTGAATTCCTGAAACTGTTCGAACGAGACATGGGAGTCGCTCGCTGATGGCGGACATCGCGCAGTGGTTCGACGAGGTCCTGCCGGAAGTGGGGGGCGTGTCGACGCCGCTGCTCACCAACGCGGTGCGCAACAGCATGCGCGAGTTCCTCAAGCGCTCGACCATCTGGCGCGAGGATCTCACCCCCATCACGCTGGTGGCCACCACCGGCACCTACACCGTTTCCGTTGGCACGGGCACTGTCCTGGCCGACATCATCAAGGCGAAGATCGACGACGAGCGCGAGATCAAGCCCATCCTGCCCGGCGACCTCGAGCGCGAGTATCCGAACTGGCAGTTCGAGTTGGGCGAGGTCAAGCGCTACCTCATGGAGAACACCTCAAGTGTGATCCGCCTGATCCGTACGCCAGAGATCGAGCACACGCTCGACCTGAAGGTCGCGCTCATGCCGGGCGCCACCGGCACCAGCATCCCTGACTGGATCTTCGAACAGTACTTCGAGCCGATCGGATACGGGGCAAAGCACCGCCTGATGCGGATGGCTGGCTTCCGCTGGTCTAACCCGGATGCCGCCTCGATGTACTTCACCCTATTCGAGAACGCGATCGGCGACGCTCAATCTGCGGCAGACAAGGGTCTGACCACTGGGCCGCTGCGCACCTACGGCTATCACTCGCTCCCCGAGGAATAAGAATGCTCAAGCTACGCGACAACGTCTACGGCGCGATCAACGCCACCATCGGCACTGGCGACTCGCGCTCGACCGCGACCATCGCGCTGGCATCGGGAGACGCCGCGCGCATTCCACCGCTGGCTGCCGGCGACTTCACCTATCTCGACATGATCAACCAGGCCGGACAGATCGAGCGCTGGCTGGTGCATGCGGTATCCACGGCGAGCAATCACATCGTGGCCAGCGGCTCGCAGCTGGGCACGGTCCCGCGCGCGTTCGCCTCCGGGGACAAGTTCGAACTGCGCTGGCACAGCGGCATGGCGCAGGAACTGGAGTTCCTCGGCGGGATCAAGTCTCATCTGACCATCGGCGGCACGGCCAACGCGCTCACCGCGAGCATCGTCACGCGCAGCCCCAGCATCCCAGATGGGTTCGAAGTGACCGGCATGGCCACCGCCGAGAACGACGGCAATGTGACCTTCGCGCTCACGCTGGACTCGACCACGCTGGGCGGTGCGCCGCTGGCCACTGGCGCGAAGTCGGTGCGCGATGACCTGGGCGAGCAGCTGGTCGCCGGTGCGATCACGGGCAACAAGCACATGCTGCGGTTCAAGTACTCGCTCACCAACGACTGGTGGATCCTGCTCAATGCATCGTATGCCCGCCGGATCTACAAGATGGCGCGAGGCGTCAACAACTCCGGCTGCACGATCTCTGGTGGCAACGTCGATAACGAGGGCGCGCAACTACTGCTCTACGGCGACGAACACGTCGGCAACCCGAGTGACATCCAGGCCTTCTGCCGCGTGTTGCAGGCGTTCCTCGAGGCAGACGGCAACTTCACCTTGGTCAAGGATGCCGACGACTCGGTGGTGCTGCGTGTGCATGAGTCGAGCACGGTCGAGGGATCTGCGGTTGCCTCTGTTGCGGAGATGCAGGCTTCCCCGCCGGTCAACAAGTTCGTCACGCATGAGCGTGTGGCGCACTACGGCGTGTTCCCCAAATACTTGCTGCGCATCAATATCAGCGCATTCGGATCAATGAGCCTTGCGTATGAGGCCGGCGCTGCTGATGTATCAGCGTCATTCGACGTCAACAACGATCGGGTAACGCTGGAATTCGCGCGAGACTTTGCCAACTCCAACCACTTCGCCGTCTTCTATGACATCGTGAACACGAACGGCGTGACTGCAAAGGTGTACACGGCGGTCGACGTTAATACCGGGCGCATCAGCAACGTCGATGTTAATGACCAGTTCGTTGTTGCCATCTACGGCGTGCTTGCCTAATGGCCGGCATCCGCATCCAACTGTTCGGCGGGCCGATCCCCGGGCTCGACCCGGAGAGCCTGCCCCAGGAAGCCGCGCAGGACGCGGAGAACGCCGACGTCCACAACGGATCGCTGGGCTCGTTCTACTCGCCCAAGAAGGTGTTCACCTCGCTCAAGGCCGCGCCAAAGTCGGCCTTTCGCATGTACAACGATGACACCGACTACTGGCTGACCTGGGACACCGACGTCGACGCCGCGAAGGGCCCGCTCGCGAATGACACCGGCTTCAAGGCCTACTACACCGGGGACGGCACGCCCAAGAAGACCAACCTCTCGTTGGCCACGGGGGCGGGGAACTACCCGGCTGATTATCTGGAGTGGGGCTATCCCGCGCCCGGCACCGCATCGGTCACCAGCACCGGGGGGACGAGTACCACCACGGCCACGGGCGGGTACTTCTACACCTACTTCAGTTCGCAGTGGCAGGAAGAGGGCCCGCCGAGCAACCCCACCACCATCGCCTACAAGATCGACGGCACCAACACCGTGGTCACTGGCACCACCGTGACCGGCACCTCGACCAAGTACCAGATCGACAAGAAGCGCATCTACCGCATGGTCGCCACCGACTCCGGCCTGGTGAGCGCGCGGCGCGTGGCGGAGATCGGCCTGGGCACGGCGACCTTCGTGGACAACCTGAACGTGAACACCGACACGGTGGTCGCGGCGCTGCCGGCCTGCCCATCGATCGAGTTCACCCCGGACGGGGCGGAGATCACCGGCTCGCGCTGGGAGGCCCCGCCCACCGATGCCAAGGGCCTGACGGTCGGCGCCAACGGCATGGCCACGGTGTTCTCCGGCCGGGAGATCTGCTTCCTCGAGCCGTACAACTGGCACGCCGCGCCGGTGCGCTATCGCTTCGCGATGCCCTGGGAGATCGTTGGCACGGTCGCCGATGGCAACGTCTGGTACATCATCACCAAGGGTCGCCCGATCGTCATGGCCGGCAACCACCCCTCCTCGATGTCGCAGTCCATCCTGGGCGACAAGGAGATGCCGGGGCTGTCGAAGCGCTCCATCGTCATCGGGCCATCGGGGGCGATCTACGGATCGGCGCACGGGCTCGCGCGCGTGGGCCTGGGCGTGGAGCCTGGATACATCTCCAAGGCGGTGATGGAGGAGAAAGAGTGGGCCAAGCTCATCGACTCGAACACGCTGATCGGGGCGATGTACACCGGGCGCTACTTCGGATTCTTCGAGCGCGACGGCGCGCTGCGCGGGTTCTACTTCGACCCGGCCAGCCCGCATGGAAAGTTCATGCCCCTGAACGTCGCGGTCGATGGGGTGTACACCGACTCCGAGACGGCCAAGCTCTACCTCCTGCGCAACGGCTCGATCTACGAATGGGAAGGCGACAAGCAGAACCTGATGCTGCGCATGTGGCGCAGTCGCCCCTTCGTGATGAATCAGCCGATCAACCTGGGCGCCTATCAGGTGATCGCCGATTACAAGCTGCTCGAGGGCTCGTTCGCCGAGGAGCAGGCCAAGCTGGCCGAGGAGGCCATCGCCTACGCCGAACTGCTCGCGGTGGTAGATGAGCACTGGGACGAGGGCACCGCCGGCGAACTCAAAGGGGAGATGGGCTCGCACGTGTTCGGGGGATACTACCCTGGCACCGACGGCCCGGAAGGGTCGAACAACCGCGGCATCATGCTGGGTGGAAGTTTGGCCCTTGGCGGGACGACCGTGCCGGTGTATGTTCCGCGTGAACTGCGCCTCGATGTCGAGGTGTGGGACTACGACGACAACGCGTGGCGAGTGATCTTCTCCGACCAGATGACCGATGGTCGGGCCGGCAAGATGTATGACGCTGGCTACCTCGCAGACAAGTTCTCCGTCGTGCTCTACGGCAATCTCCCAACCACACGCGTGGTGCTCGGCGAGACTGTCGAGGATCTCAAGCGCGTGCCATGAGAAAGCCGGCCGCAATCCCCCCGCCTGACCGCCTGCCCCGTGATGTTCGCGAGGTTCTCGCCCCCATGCGCGAGAACCTTCAGGCCCTCACCGGCCAGCACCCAGCTGTCACAAAGCCCGCGCGCCTGCCATCGAGCGCCACGCTGGGCGATCTCGTGAACGCTTACAACTGTCTCGTCGACTTTATGTGCGGCCCGCAGTGAGGACCACCCATGCGTATGCTCGTTGAATTCTGGAAACCGTTCTTCACCCCGGTGCGGCTGTCGTTCTGGGGCGCTGTGATCGGTGCGGTGGCCGGGCTGGCCGGCAGCGCGCTCAGTGCGAATGCGCAGAAGAAGGCCGCATCCGGCATGAAGGGCGCAGATGCGGCCGCGCTCGAGACGGCCGAGATCTCGCGCGAGCAGTGGGAGGATTACAAGAAGAACGTCTCCCCGGTCAACGAGGCGATCGGCAAGACGGTGCTCAACGCCGGTTCTCCTGAAGACATCGCGCGCGCGGAGGCCGATGCTGGCCTGGACGTGTCCATGTCCTTCGATGCCGCGCGCAAGAACACCGCCGAGGATCTGCGCTCGCGCGGGGTGGGGGATCCTTCCTCGCCCAACGCCATCGCCAATTCCAACGCGCTGTCCATGTCCGAGGCGACCTCGCGGGTGGGCTCCACGCGCGCTGCGCGCGAGTACGCCAAGCAGTCCGGCCTGCAGAAGCAGATGGACTATGTCGGGCTCAACCGTGGGGCGCCGGCCACCGCGGCGGCTGGGATGGCTAGTGCGAGCAACGCCATGTCGCGCAACGCAACCAACTGGTCGGCCACGGCTGGCCAGCAGGCCTACGGCGCGGGGCAGGTGATCGGCACCATCGGCAAGGCGGCTGGGGACTACCTGTCCAAGGGCACCGGCACCTTCGGTTCGGCCGCGCCCAGTTGGAACATGACCGACCCCTCTAACCTTTCGGCGATGGCCGGGCGCTACGGCGGCGGCAACGTCCAACTGCGCAACGGCGGGATGGTGCGCAAGTTCGCCGCAGGCGGCGAGGTCGCCTCCGAGCAGGGGATGCTCGAGGGCCCGGGCACGCCCACCAGTGATTCGATCCCGGCGGTCATCGACGGCCAGCAACCGGCCGCGCTGTCCACCGATGAGTTCGTGCTCAACGCCGAGGCCACCGAGTTGCTCGGCGATGGGTTCCTCAATGCCGCAAACAAGATCGGGCTGTTGCGGCGCTATGACGCAGAGCAAGGGGGCACCACGGCGATGAAGTGCGGCGGAAGGGTCAGCGGGTTGCGTCGGAGGGTTCACTGATGTCTCTGGGTGATGCCTTCATCGGCGCTGGCATGGGAATGCGCGGGGCCAAGGATGCGATCGACGAGGACACCGAGCGCGCGCTGCGCCTGGAAGAAGCCGGGCGCAAGCGTACCCAGTGGCAGCAGCAGGACGAGGATCGCGAGTACGCCCTTGGCCAGCGCGAGCGCCAAGCCGGGCGCGATGCTATCTCCGACGAGATGTTCGGCGACCAGGTGGCCGACTACCGGCGCGGGCGCTCGGCCGACGCCACGGTGCGCGAGAACCTGGGCAAGGGCCACGGGGTGCAGATCTCCGATGCGCAGGTGGGCGGGGACTTCTCCCAGCGCAAGCCGGTCGCCCAGGGGCGCACCAAGGGCAACATGTTCGACGATGCGGCCGAGACGTACCTGCAGGCCGGCGACGATGTGAACTACAAGAAGTACAAGCAGATGAGCCAGGAGGCCGAGTCGGAAGGCCTGCGCGATCTGGTGCGCGGGTACATCTTCGACGGCGCGCGCGGGCCGCAGTTGGCCGAGATCTGGAATCGCTTCGGCAAAGCCCGCGTGGATCCGAACTCCATCGAAGACGACGGCAACGGCAACGTCTCCGGCGTGGATGTGCAGACCGGCCAGCGCGTGCCCATGAACATGGGCCAGATGGCGCAGATCCTGAAGATGCTGCCCGAGGACGAATGGACCGAGAGCAAGGACGGGCAGTGGTGGGTCAGCAAGCGCGACCCGAGCCGGCGTCTGGCCATGCCACCGTCCGCCCCGGTGGGCAAGGACCGCTACATCACGCGCAAGGTGGGCGAGCACAAGGAGGTGCTGTTCGACACCCACACGCAGAGGGACGTGCAGCTGCCCGGCGCCAATGGCATGCCAGGTGGCGCGGCGGAACTGGACAAGGACACCGCCAACCGCATGTGGAAGACAGTGCTCTCGGGCAAGGGCGAGTTCGACAACCTCGACGATGACGCCAAGAAGAACACGATGGACTCGTTCCTCAATGGCGTGGCGATCCTGCAAGAGGGCGCCAAGAACGAGCGCGGCGTGCCGGTGAGCCCGGAGGAGGCGGCAGCCTTCGGCGAGAAGATCGTCAAGGGCACCATGACCACCGATGGCATTGAGACGATCAACGGGAAGCAGATCCGCCGCTTCCAACTCGGCCAGCAACAACAAGCCGCAGCGCCAGGACAGGCGGCTGCCCCCCAGGTCCAGGCCGATGGTTCGGTGGGCGCGCTCTCCGATGGCCGGAAGATCTTCTCCGACGGCAAGGGCAACTACGCGGCGAAGAATGCCGACGGTTCCTGGGAGCGGGTGACGATGGGGCAGGGCGCTGCGCAACCTGCCGCGCAACCCGCTGCAGCCCAAGCTGCGACTCCTGCGACACCTGCTGCGCCTGCCGTGAAACCTGCCCCGCCGGCGGCGACCGGGCTCGAATCGATTCCCGATGCCGACCTGTACCGCGACTTCCAGAAGGAAGAGCAGGGAATGCTCTCGGGTTCTGGCGGCGGGGAATCCGACCGCTACAAATCGATGCGCGAGGAGATGAAGCGCCGCGGCGCGAAGAAGTACAACGTCGCCGAGCGCCGTTCGATGCTCAACGAGATCAATCGCAAGAGCGACGCGCGCATCCGCGCCGGGTTCATCAACAACAACCCGAAGGTCAAGCAGCTGTTCACACCCGAGGAGATTCAGGCGCTGCTCGCGGGGAAGCCGGTCAATGCTGCGCCGAACGGAAAGGCTGATGGAGGCAAGGTGATGAAGCAATCGTACGCGAACGGCGGGAAGGTCCAGGGCTCCGGCCGTGTGCCTGACCGCAACATCAAGCCCATCGGCCAGACCACCGCGCGCGACGGGCGCTCCTACGACACCTACGAAGACGAGAGCGGGAAGAAGGTCGACGTCCTGCCCGGGGTGGATCCGCATCGCTCGACGCGCTTCGCCGACGGCGGGCGCGTGCGCAGCGGTGGTCGGGACACGATCTCTGCAGGCACGGGCAACCGCCCAGGTCCGAAGCGCACAGGAGGTCTGGTGCGCCGCGAGCAGGACATGGGTCGCTCGAGTGATCGCACCGTCTCGCCCGATCTCAGCGCATCGTTCAAGCCGGTGACTGCCAGTGGTTCGAACGTGGGCGCTGGCCAAGGCGGCAACGTGCTGGTGCGCGACTGGGGCGGCGGTGGTGGCAAGAGTGCCGGCGCAGGCTCTGGATCCGCGCCTGGTCGCGGGGCCAGCGCTGGGCGCAATGGGGACGAGGGCGGTCGCGCAGCAAGCGGTGGCGGTTCCTCGCGCAGCAAGCAGTCGCCGGATGTGGAGGTGCGCAAGTTCCAGCCTGGGCGCGACGTGGGCGGCGGCGCGCTTAAGGACAAGTCATCCGGCTCTGCCCCCGGGTCGTCCGGCTCTGCCCCCGGGCGCGACGGCAGGCACCAGCCGTCGACCAGCGGTCGGTTGATGGTCTATCGCAACCCGGAAGTCGGCGGCCCGGAAGATCCCGGCAAGCATGTCGGCAAGCCGAAGCAGTCGGGGCGCGACTCTGGGGCGCGTCGCCCAGGCGGGATCCCGCGCAAGGCTTCCCCCGCTCCGGCGGCGCCCAAGCCCGGCGGGCCCGAGGAGCACATCACGATCACGCTGCCGCCCGTTCCGGTGTACGGAACGAGCAACCGCGACAAGACCGAGGTGGAGCTCGAAAAAGAATCGAAGGACCGGGTGCGCCGTGGCTTTGAAGCCGGAGGGTTCCGGGGTCGCCCGGGTGGCTTGCCGCGCATCCGTGCGGGCGGAGGCGGCGCTTCGGGCCGGTACGGCCGCTCGTAATGTTCCAGTCCACCGGTGAGCAACTGCAGGGCTTTGTGCCCGCCCTGCCGACCAGCCAGACGCCCGTAGACCAGCAGCGCGTGGTGGGGCAGACGCGGGACGTCGGGTTCAATCTCTCCCAGATCCTGGCCGAGGAGGGCACGCGCCCTGAACTGGCGGCGGCGTTCGCCGGTCAGGAGTCGGGGTGGCGCCCAGGCGAGACGAGCGTGGACGGGGCGTTCGGCCTGCTGCAGGTGACCCCCGACACGTTCTCCCGTTTTGCCAAGCCGGGGGAGCGATTCCAGAACAAGCAGGACGTCGCCCGCGTGGGCGCGCGCATCCTGTCGAAGTACGACCGCGACTATGGTGGCGACATCGACCGAATCGCGACGGCGTATTTCTCGGGCGAGGGCAACGTCGCCCCGGCGGGCTCGCCCACTGCGTGGCGCAACGATCCTGCCGACGGCAACGGCAAGCGGGTGTCGCAGTACGTCCCCGACGTGCGGGGGCGCTACGGCCGTCTGAAGCCCGCTGGCGGGGGGATGTTCCAGGCCACGGGTGAGGCACTCTCCGCGTTCATCCCGGCCGCTGCGGCAGCCGAGGGTGGGTGGCAGGCATACGCCCCTGGAGAGAAGCCCCAGGCCGAGAAGAAATACTCCTGGGGAGATGCAGCCAAGCGCGGCTGGCTCAACATCAAGATGGGCTGGGACCTGGGGGCGCAGCATCTCGCGCGCTCGCTGGGCATGGACACCGCCGAGACGGATCGCATCGTGCGCGAAACCGCGCTCGAGCTGCAGAAGACCGAGGGCGACCCGGAGATGGTGGCGGCGATCCAGAAGGCCGAGGCCGAGGGCGGCGGCACCTTCATGGGCACGCTGGCCAAGCTGCCCGGTGCGATCTGGGAGCGCGAGAGCCCGGTCAGCATGCTGGGCAAATTCATGCTCGAGCAGCTGATCCCGTCGGTGCCGGGCTTCGTCGTTGGCGCTGGCGTGGGCGCGGCCGTCGCGCGGCCCGTGATCTCGCGGCTCATCACCAACGAACTGGTCAAGCGCGGTGTCATGACCGGGGTGGCGGGTGCCGCCGGCAACGGCATGGCCGTGGTCACCGGCGCGCTGGGCCCGAACTATCAGGAGGGCCTGAAGAAGTACGACGGCAACGAGCAGCTGGCCTCCGAATACGCGGTCACCAAGACCCTGGCCGAGGTGCCGGCGAACGTGGTGGCCGGCGCATTCCTTGGGCTGAAGGTCCCCAAGAGCGAACTGCTCAACATCCTGGCCCAGGCCACCGCGCAGGGCGCGGGCGGGGCGATCGGTGCGGGTCGAGCGTCCGAGGCGGTGGGCGAGCCGGTCAGCCCCGGAGAGCAGGCGGCGGAGTTCGCTGCTGAGTTCCTGGGCGTGCCGATCGAGGTGGCGATGATGGGGCGCGGCGGTGGACAGGCCAAGCCCCCGAGCGGCACGCCCAAGCCTTCGGAACCGCCGCCTGCGGAAACCCCGCCCGGCCAAACGTTCACGCCCACCGGCGAACTGATCGAGGACGTGACCGGGTTCGAGCTCGCTTCACGTGGAACACCGAAGGAAGAGGCCGAGCGCATCCACGAGCGCCGCGGTGAGGTCAAGTCGGCATTGGAATCCGCCCAGACGGAAGGAGTGCTGCGCCGGGATCAGTTTGACCCGTACGGCAACCCGCTGGCCGATACGCCGGCGCGCGCGCAGGATGCTGCCGGCACGACGTACACCGACCCGGCGCAACTGGCCGAGACGCGGGTACAAGAGCGCGAGGACGTTCGCATCCGCACGCTCGCCGAGCGCGCAGAACTGGGCCTTCGCTCGCGCAAGGTGCGCGACCAGAGGATCCAGCGCGATGTGGCGGCGGATCCAACGCGCTCGCTGGAAGAGATCGAGGCGGCATACGCCCAGGCCGATGCAGTCAAGCAGAAGCAACTCGACCAACTGTGGCGCGATTCGCAGGAGCCCCGCGCCCTGCTCGATGCGGCGCTCGAGGCGCGGCTGGCCGAGGCCACCGGTGCGGTGGATGCGGCTGGCCAGCCCAGCGCCATGCGTCTCGCACTGGAGGCTGCCAACCGCAAGCTCGAGCAGCGTCGCGCCCAGCGCGAAGCGCGCACCATCGAGAAGTTGGTCGTGGGCGAATCTCCGGCCTACACGCCGGCCCAACTGTCCCACGCGCGCCGCGCCGTCATGGCCGCCCGGCTCAACCCGGTGCGGACGATGGAGGTGCTGCTCGACCCGAACATCAACCGCGCCGGTGAGGCGCAGGCATTCGCGGAGATCATCAATGGAAAGCAACCCGCAGTACTCGCTGGAGGATCAGGAGATGTCGCTGCAACTGGCCAGCTTGATCAGTCGGCAGTTGGGGCAACCGAGCAACCCGCCGCCAGCAGCGCAGCCCAAGCAGCCCCAGCCGTTGCCGAGCAGCCCGCTGCCAATGTAGCCCCGCCTGCGGTTGATCTGCGCGGGGCCGATGTGCCGGGGGTCCCGGCTGGCATGGACCTGTCGAAGATCGAGGTGAAGATCCCGGTGGTGAACCGCAAGACCAAGAGAATGCTGCGCGCGCCGGAGAAGGCCGACGTTGCGCTCAAGGAAGTGGACGATAAGTTGCGCGTGGCCAAAGGACTGCTCGAATGCCTCGGGACGTAGATGGGATTGAGTTCGACCTCATGCGCGCGCGTGGCGCGGAAGAGGCCGGGAAATTCGACGACGAGTATGGCGACCCGGGCAGCGCGGAAGCGCGGGCCATGGCCGCCGTGGCGGAATCGATGCACGAAGTCGCGCGAGCGCTAGCGATGCTCACTGCCTCGCAGCAAGCCGGGGTGATGCGCGCGTCCTCGCAGAACGAGAGCCTGTACAAGACCCTCGCGAGCCTGGTGCAGCCCAAGCCGGAAAAGTCGGAGTGGGAAGAGATCGACATGAGCGTCGTGGAGCATGACGAATTCGGCGCTATCAAGCGCGTGCGCTTCAAGAAAATCAGGTGAGATAAATGACCGTTCAGTACAACGATGGCATCCGCGACGGACAGGCCAACTTCATCGAGTCGCACGTTGGCACTGCTCCAACGCTGGAGTTGTGGAGTGGCGCTCTGCCGGCAGACTGCGATGCGGCTGACGCTGGATCAAAGATCGCGGAGGGCGCGCTCCCGTCCGACTGGCTAACTGCTGCATCCGGCGGCAATGGCCTTGTGCAGAAGAATGGCACTTGGACGGTGACCGGCCTCACGGCTGCAGGCGCTGGCACCGACGCGGTTTACTTCCGCATCCGCAAGAGTGGCACGGTCTACATGCAGGGCCCGTGTGATGACTCGGCTGGCACCGGCAAGATGGTGCTCGATAACCTCAACATCGCCGACACCCAGGTGGTAACCGTTACCCAATTCGATCTGCAGCGCGGCAACGCGTAAGCCATGGCCTTCCCGGTCCTAGAAGCCAGCAACAACGGCGAGGTCAGTACCAACTCGACCTCGTCGACCATCAACCTGCCATCTGGGATCACGGCAGGGGAAGTGCTGGCGGTCTACTTCTCCCTCGATGGCACCACCTCGACCATCGCGGTAGACACCGGGTACAGCGGCAGCAACTGGAACATCGTTCAGTACACGGGTGGGTCGAGCTGCAAGATCGCCGTCGTGTGGAAAGTCGCAGAAGGCGGCGATGCGCTGCGCCTTACGCACAACAGCGAGCAGAGCACGCATATTTCCGATCGCTTCAGCGGGGCCAATACCGTTGAGGTGTCCAGTGGAAACACTGGCGCGACTTCAAATGCCAATTCGTTCAATCTTGATCTAGCCGGCGGTGTTGCAAAGGACGTCCACTGGGTTTCCTTCGCCGGCATGGATGGCATCGGCTCTGCCTCGGTCGCGCCAACGAGCTATACCAACCTGCGCAACAAGACCGCGACCAATTCAACCGGCGCGTCGAGTTTCGTTGCCGAGCGTCAGCTCAACGCCTCGGGCGAGAACCCCCTGGCGTTCACAAACACCGCGCAACGCTGGCAAATTGTCACCATCGCCATCTATCAGGATGGCCTGCCTGGTCGCAACGCCACGCTGGCGGCGAACGATGAAGACGACGTGCTCACCGCGTCTGGCGACGTGGCCGTCGGTGCGACGCTGTCGGCCACCGACGAAGACGACGTGCTCACCAGCGCGGGGGATACGGCGATCGAGGCCGCTCTGTCCGCCACAGATGAGGATGACGTTCTCACTGGCGCTGGCGTCACGGCAATCGATGCAACCCTTGCCGCGACCGACCAAGACGACGTCCTGTCCGCCGCCGCAACGGTGCGCGTTTCCGCCTCGCTATCCCACACCGACGAAGACGATGTGCTCACGGCCACGGCCGAGCACGAAGAGCCGGGAGAGCTTCCAGGGCGCACGGCGACGCTCTCGAGCGTGGACGAAGACGACGTCCTCACCGCGAGCGCGCACGTGGCCCCGCTTCCCGGCGAGCCGGAAGAGGAGGCTGACTTCTACGATGCGCCCGACCTGCTGCGCCGGCGCAACGTCAAACGACACAACGAAGAACTGATGCAACTCGCATCCATCTTTCTAAGGATTGCTGCCTAGATGGCTAGCCTTGCCCACTGCCTGAAGAAGCTCGGAATCGATCAGTCGCACGAAGCGGCGATCCTGCGCGGTCGCGTGAAGTCGCTTCGCCGCGATGGATACGACGCACACGCCGCTGCGGAGCAGGCGGTGCGCGATGTGATCTCCCAGTTGGAGGGCGAGCGCGCCGACATCCTGTCGCAGGTGCAGGCCTACGTCGAGGCGAACAAGCCGACCGCGGTTGACGTTGCCGCACAACAGGCGGCCACTGGCGACAACGCCATGCCCGAGCCCACCGAGGCGCAGAAGAAGGCGGGCAACTACAAGAAGGGCCATGTTCGTCTGGCCGGCATGGACGTAGCGATCGAGAACCCTGCGGGTTCGAAGCGCCGGCCCGAATGGCCCGCAATCACCGCGCACTACGGCTACGTCAAGCGCACCGAGGCGGCCGATGGCGATCACCTCGACGTGTTCATCAAGCCGGGCACGTTAGAGGACTACGACGGCCCGGTGTTCGTTGTCGACCAGGTGAACCAGCAAGAAAAGTTCGACGAGCACAAGGTGATGGTCGGCTGGCCCGATGAGGCTGCAGCGCGCGCTGCTTATATCGAGCAATACACGAAAGGCTGGAAGGGCCTGGGTGCGATCACCGGCATGGAGATGGCGCAGTTCAAGGAGTGGGCGGCCGGTGACACGACGATGCCACTCGCCCCTGATATGCGCAAGAAAGAGGCACTGCGCCGTGAAGTGTCGAAATCGCGCACGGGCCGCAACGCCGGGACGGACGGTGCGCTCGCTACGCGCCTACAAAACCCGGACGTTCGTGCCGAACTGGAGCGCATGGCACAACATGCCGGCTGGGCGGAGAAGGGTGGGCGCCTCATGCGCGACCCAAAGACCGAGCAGGTCACGGGCCGCACGAAGTGGGTGCCAAAGGAAACGTGGTGGGCAGAGCGCGGCGTGAATCTCAATGAGGCGCAGACGCGCACTGCGGTGCGCAAGGCGCTCGCTGGAGAGTCGCTGAGCGGCCGCGAGCGCCACCTGGTCGAGTTCATGCTCAAGATCGCCGAGGACGTCGTCCAGCAGTACGACGTGGCGGGCTCCACTCTCGAAGCGCAGGGCGCGGACACCACCGCGCTACGGGCTGACGACCCGTTCGAAATCGCCGTGGATCTGGACGACGCCGGCCTGGACCTGACCTCTGATAACATCATCGATCACGCGTTGGTCACTGCAGCGATGCAGATCGACCCCTCTGCTGTGGAAGCCATTTCCGACTCTTTGGAGCCGGAAGCGTTCATGGCGCGAATTCAGGAGATTATCCGTGGAGCAGAATCGCAACCAACGCCTCAAGAAGGCAGCGAAGCTGACGCTGGCACGCCGCAAGTCCTCGAAGCCTACTCCCAAGGCGATCTCGAAGCCCGCGAACAAGCGGTAGACGCCGCCGCCGCCCGGCGCCGCGCAGAGGACGAGTCGGCCGAGCGCAAGGCTCAGGCCGACCGCGAGCGCAACGACTTCACACTGACAGGTTCGACCCGAGCCGCGGACGCCAACCTCGGGCAGGCTGATTTGCTTTCCGATGCCACGCGATCGCCGGCCGTCATCGAAGATGTGGGGGAGCGTCTGGAGGGCGCGCGCAAGTTCCAGGAGTTCGCGCTGTCCAAGGAGTTCTCCGACGAGGCCCTTGCCGTCGAACCCTTCAGCAAGGTCTGGCCCGCCAACGAGATCGACAAGATCGAGGACAAGTTCGCCGCTGCGGTAGCCCATGCCGCGCGCGCCGAGGTGCCGGCCAAGCCGCGCGTGGCCTACAAACTCAAGCGCTGGGTCGAGAAGGTCAAGACTGTACGCAGCCTCGCGCAGATGATCGTCAGTGGCAAGGTCACGCGCGAGAAGATGCTGGAGAAGATGGGCGAGTACCGGCTCAAGGACTTCGGCTCCAAGGTGAAACTGCTCGAAGCCATTGACCGCGAGCAGTGGGGGCGGATCGGCGCTGTTGCCGAGCACCCCGAAGCCTATGCCTACGAGGACGGCAAGCAGGTGCTGCGCCCGCAAGCGCGCGTTGAGATTGACGGGCGCTCGCATTGGCTGGAAGGCGATGGGCGCATCGAGAACCACCTGGATCGGATCAACGAACTGCTCGGCACCGCCGTGGCTGAAAAGCGCATGCAGTTCGAGGTGCGCGGGCGTGAGGGTGCCTTCTCGATCAACAAGAAGGGCGACAAGGAATACCGCAAGCTCATGACCTTCGCCACGACCAAAGAGGCGTTCGACTACATCAAGGACAACTACGCCGATCTGGTTGTGGCCTGGGATGGCGTGAAGGAGCGCGACAACGTCCGCGAGCAGGACGTGCGCAGCGCTGAGAACCGGCCGCGCGCCGGGGCGGATTACCGCAAGGGCAAGGACGTCACTGCCGAGAAGTTCGCCGATAGCTTCGGCTTCCGTGGCGTGCAGTTCGGCAACTGGGTTGCTCAAGGTTCTGAGAAGCAAGCGCGCCAAGGCATGCTCAATCAGGCCTATGACGCGCTCATGGATCTGGCGAGCATCGTCAACGTGCCGCCCAAGGCGATCTCGCTCAATGGAACGCTCGGGCTTGCCTTCGGCGCGCGTGGCAGTGGCTGGGCCTCTGCGCACTACGAGCCCGACACGCTGGTCATCAACCTGACCAAGACGCGCGGGGCTGGAACACTTGCCCACGAGTGGCTGCACGCACTGGACAACTACTTCTCGCACCAGCGCGGCGGGCCGGTCCCGTTCGAGCGCGGCATGTCGCAGCAGGCGTACCGGCAGGCAAACTACATCACCTACCGCCCCGAGCCGCTGTATGTGCGCAAGGATGGACGTGTCGGCTCGCTGACCAAGGCGCGACTGGAACGTGCGCGCGAGCACAGCCCGAAGAACCCCTACTACTTGGAAGAGAACTGGCACCCTGATCCCAAGCATCCGCAGGGCGTGCGCCCGGAGGTTGAGCGCCGTTTCGCAGAACTGGTAGAGGCACTCGATGCCTCACCCATGGCCAAGCGCGCCAGGGCCATCGACAAGAACGAGAACGGCTACTGGTCGCAGATCATCGAGCGGGCAGCGCGTTCCTTCGAGAACTACATCATCGCGAAGATGATGGAGCGCGGCTTCCACAACGACTATCTGGCAAACGTGACGGCGGTGGAGAACTTCGCCCGGTCACGCGATCGCTATCCCTACCTGCTGCCGGAGGAAGTGGCGCCCGTTGCGGAAGCCTTCGACAATCTGTTCGCAACGGTGCAGACGAAGGAGACTGAGAAAGGCACGGCGATGTTCCGTCGTGCCGCCGCGCAGCGTGGCATGGACAAAACCCAGGTCGTCCCCCTCGTGGGGTGGATGGGGAAAAAGGTCAATGTCGTGCAGTCCGAGGCAGAGCTTCCGGCGGGCCTGCTGCGCGAGATTGGAGACAGGGGCGCCTCCGGCGACGTAGCTGGCGCGTACTGGAACGGTGAGGTCTACCTGGTTGCGGACATGTTGCCAGACGAAGGGGCGGTAATCCGCACAGCGCTTCATGAGGGCACGCACCTCGGGCTGCACGGAATGTTCGGCTCGAACATCGACCCGCTCATGGTGGACATCTACCTGAGCAACCCGCAGGTGCGCAAGGCGGCCGACGCGCTCAAGGAACGCTATGGCCACTCGATCTCCAAGGCCACTGAGGAGGCGCTCGCTGACATCGGTGGGCAGAACATCCCAGCCTCGCTTATGGACCGCATTGTCGCGTTCGTGCGTGGGCTGGTGCGTCGCATGTTCCCAAGCATTGCCTTCAATGATGGCGAGGTGCGCGCGCTGGTGCAGCGGGCGCTCGCATTCTCGAAGCGGGGCGGGAAAAGCGACGCGTTGGCGCGCACGCCAGATAGGGGCGAGTCGCAGTCCCGCCTTGCCAGAGTAGAGCGGGCACTTTCCGACGACACCCGCTTCGCCCGCGCCAGCGCCGCTCCTGCGGCGAAGCAGCAGACCCAGCCGCAGTTCTACAAGACGCGCGCCGCCCGCGTGATCGATCGGATCGACGCGGCCTTGGACCCTATTGGCGATTTGCCGAACAAGAAAGAGTTCATGAAGCGTCGGCTGCTCGCGCTTGGCAAGATCGCCGAGGCCGACCAGATGGCCGGCAGCATGCGCAAGGCCTTCCTCGAGGCGAGCGAGCCCGACCGCCAGGCGGTGTTCGACTACCTCACCACCGCCAACGCCACAGGTACCGGCATCGGCGACGCCAAGATCCGGCAGGTGGCAGCCCAGGTGAAGGGTCAGATCAATCGGGTGGGCGACATGCTGGTCGACCGCGGCCTGCTCTCGGCCGAGGCGCGCGCCGCGCACGCCAACGCGTACCTGCCCAGGCTGTATCTCAAGCACCTGCTTTCCGAGGGCGACTTCAAGGCGATGGGCGCGGGTAGGAAACCGAGCGACCTAGGCTACCTCAAGAAGCGCAAGGACATCCCCGAGGAGATCCGCAAGGTGATTCTGGGCGAGATCGAGGAGCCTGGATTCCTGTCGGCCGTGGCGATCGCCAAGCCGATGCGGGACATGGCCATCCTTGACTGGCTGCAGGACATCGCCGGCAACACCGACTGGGTCCTGCCGGCCAGCGTGGTCGAGTGGGACGGCAAGCGGGTGTCTGCTCAATGGCTAAAGTCGGAAGCCGAGCGGCTGCGCAAGCAGGCGCGCCATTACAAGGACGCTGAGGCGCGGCGGGCGAACCGGCTCGCCGACCGCATGGACCAGGCTGCCGACGACGCACTGGGCCAGATCACCGGAGACTTCGAGGACTACAGTCAACTGCCCAACACGGCCCGCTACGGCCGCCTGCGCGGGCTGTGGGTACGCAAGGAAATCTTCGACGACATCATGGGCGTGAGCGCCCTGCAATCGCCCTCTGCGGGCTTCTTCCAATCCCTATTCGGATACGGCGGCGTGGGCACGCACATCACCCAGTTGTGGAAGATGGGCAAGGTCGCGCTCAACCCGCCTTCGCACGTGCGTAACATGCTCTCGAACGCGGTGATGCTCCAGCTTTCCGGGGTGTCGCTGCCTATGGTCCCCAAGCGCCTGTACGACGCGGCGATGCAGATCGTCAACAACGGGCCCGCCTACCAGATCGCGAAGAAGTACGGGCTGACCGAGTCGAGCTTTAGCGCGCAGGAGCTCTTCCGCGCCAAGCGTGAACTGCTCGATCTCCAGGCGCACCTCAAGGCGCTGGGCCCTATGGGCCAGATCCGCCGGATCGGGGCGATCATCAGCGACTTCGCCGGCGACACCTACCAGTTCGAAGACGCCCTGTTCAAGGTGGCCAAGATCCTCGACGAGGTGGGCAAGGGAACCGACGAGGCGACCGCGGCGATCGAGGCGCAGAAGTGGATGTTCGACTACTCGCTGGTGCCCAACTGGGTGCGCTACGCCCGGAATGCGCCGATCGGCGCGCCGTTCATCACATACGCCTACAAGGTGCTGCCGCGCCTGCTCGAGGTGGCGGCCCTGCACCCGCAACGCTTCCTGCCGTGGGTCGGCCTCTTCTACGGGCTGCAATACGCGGTCACCTCGATGTGGGACGTTGACGACGACGACCTCGAGCGCATGAAGATGGCGCTGCCCAAGTGGCTGCAGGACCGGGGGCACACCGCTGTGCTGCCCTACAAGGACGAGGACGGGCGCTGGCAGGTGGTCGACCTGGGTTACTTCTTCCCCTGGACGATGTACACCGAGTCGCTGGGGCAGCTGGCCAAGGGCGAGGTGCAGGAATCTGTGCAGACCCTCGGCCTTGTGGGCGGGCCCATCGCCGATCTACTGATCGCCTGGAAGACCGGGCGCGATCCGTTCACCGAGCGTGCCATCGTCAACCCGGGGGATCCGCCTCACAAGCAGGCGGTGGCGATCATGTCCTACTTGTGGGATATGGCCATGCCGCCGTTCGTGTCGAGCCGCGGGTTGCTATCCCCGATGGGCTTGATCGACCCGGCATACGGCGGGAAGGTGGTGCAGGCGACGATGGGCGTGACCGACAAGCACGGGGAGCAGAAGGCAACGCTCACCCAGGCGATGCTCGCCGCGGGTGGCGTGAACCTGTATGCGATGCGCCCGGAGACAACCCGGCTATCGAACATCCAGCGCCAGAAGTACGAGATGGATCAGGTGGAGGTCCGGCTCAAGGGCCTGCTGCGCGACCGCTCCATCACCCCGGAGCGGCGCAAGCAGATCGTTGCCGAGTACCGGGACGAGATGCGCCGGCGCAAGAAGAAACTAATGGAGTACATGGCCGACTCGGCGATTCACCCGAACCTTGCCACCCAGGACTGACGCGCGACACAGGGAACCAGCATGGCCAAGAGCAGGGGCAGAAGCCCTGGTTCTGGAATCTGTGCGGGTTCCTGCGCGGCGAACTCTGGCACGAAGTAGGTGCCGTAGGTCCCGACCGCCCCTCGGAAGGTATAGATCGCGTGGGAGAAACTGCCATCCTCGCGAAGGAACAGGTCGGAATGACCGCTCGAGGAAAGTCGTGCTCCCGTTTCGGTGAGGGCGAAGAAGAGGCCAGAGAGGGTATCGAAGCCGAATGGGTATCCTGCTTTCGGACCACCCATTGAGCAGTCAGCGGTTTCGATATGGGTGACGGGATCAATGTGGGAGTCGTTCTCGGACTGAGGGTTCGGGCAGTTCCCGACGTTGGCATGCATGCTGGCCACCGCGAAACGCCCGCTACCGATTGCCTCGCCAAGTTCGAAAGCCCCGTGCCACTCCCCCGTCACCACCTCCCCCAAGCCGTCCGCCACCGAGTCGCTGGTGGTGTCCCAGGTTCCGTTGAATGTGATTCCTATTGCGCTGGCATGGAAAGAAATGCAAAGCAACAGCAGAGAGAGCAGCCTCATGGTGAGTCCTTCTTCGTTGTTCGGACCCCGATCGTAGCAATTATGTCGCCGGGGTGCGACGAGACGCGCACGCATTCTGGTTAATCGGTAGACTGCGCCAGCTCCTCCATGCGAGGAGCGTCGAGCCCTTAAAAGAAGGAGGCGAATATGGCTGATGTGCTGAAACAGGACTGCAAAGAGCGGGTGGCACTGGAATTGATGTATCAAATCGATACTAAGACGATTGATGGGGTCACTGCCGAACAGAGGAAAACGCGTGAGTATTGGCTCACGTTGTACGAGCAGTGCATCGATGTCGTATGTCGACTGGATGCTAAGACCGCTCTCAGCAAAGCGCAGATTAAGTGAGGCATCAACGGGGCCTTGACGCGCTCCGGGCCCCGTCTCATGGCTGACAATGTCCTGCCTCTCATCCCCGGCGACCTCATCGCTAAGGCCTCGCAGTCCCTTCCAGACGCAAGCACCGATCAATTGATGGTTCGCGACGCCGAGGTCACGCTCCCCGACGGCACGCGTGCTCGGATCACCTTCACACGCTTCCACCACAAGCAGGGGAAGCGCTCCCGCTGGTTCTGGACTCCAGAGTCGGCTACTGCGGTCAGAGAAAAGTAGGCATTAGGTGGGGTGCATTGCCCGCTAGGCGTGTTTCGCCGCCCATCTAGGGCGTCGCCTCGCGCGTTCTCGAAGCCTCGGACGCGGATCGGCATTCAAGTCGATCCAGTCGAAAGGAATTCCGTGTCTCTCCAAGAATTCTATGAGAACCGTTCGCGCTAGGGCTTGGCCATATGGCAGGAAGTAGCTAATCGCCTCCGAAAACGAATCCCCCTCCTTGATCTCGACTACCTGAGCTGGAACAAGATGCCTCTCTACATTTGCTACCAGCAGTCCAACCACTCCTAGACCGGCGCGCTTATGCCCAAATGAGAAAAGCGGGGCACCACTGGACCCCTGCAAGGCTGGGAAGGATGCCAAGTACGAAGGAACTGCCGGATCAGTTCTATAGTCGATGTAGGAGAGAACAATGTTGCCCTTATGGCTATAGGGCTCTAGGAAAACCTCAACGCCCCAAGCCTTTTTCTCTTTACGAGTTGAGCTGTATTCGAACGAGTAAATATCCTCGTTCAGAGATGGTTCGGTTTTGGAAAAGCGTAGGGGGGCGACGTGAGGGAAATCTTTACGAGAAATCGGGGCGACGCCAATGTCCAATACGGGATCAGCGAAGAATTCGTGAATATCCCGAACCCCATCGTCAGGAAGAGTAAGAGCCCCGTACCTCTGGTTCTCGCCTAGAGGATTGCTGGCGAAGACGTGCTTAGCGGTCATCAGAAACAGATCGTCCCCACGGCCAATTACGAACGAAGTGCCAAGAACATCCATCACCAACGTGCCGGGTTGATACCGCACAATAGGCACCACAGATTTTGGAGGATCGATGCTTCGTGTCTTATGGGTCACTGGCGTCGACGCAACTAAAGGATTACCACATCATAGACGGTCGGCTAGAGCAGCGCTTGGCGGATCTTGATGCTTGCAGTGCTTTCTCTGCACCCATACTTACCGACTGTGAACGATTCCACTAAGCGCTGCCGCTGGTTCTACCAGCACACGGTCACTTGCGAGATTCAAGTCTCGCCGCCAATTTCTGAGCTGCAGGCCAGGAAGGCCTATGGTCCGCTGCTGCGCGGGCGAGCGCCGGATCGCTTCGGGCCGAAGAGTAGGGCGCCAGATCAGGCAGGCGGTTTCGCTCTGTCCTTACAACGTGATCGGTGAAATCCCCAGTCGTCGCTCATCACTTCCGTCATCGACTCAGGGGGGCGAAAGGCCATCTTATGGCCCTGAGTGCACGGGTTGTATTCGTCGGGCATTGCTTCTGGATGTTCGCCCCATGGCTGGAACCGCGCGCACTCGTCGCACCACTTTGGCGAAGGGCGTTCCTCTAGCCTTAGCCCGCGCTGGAGCAGTTCCCGCCGCAGCTCGCCGTCGGTGAAGCGAGACAGCGGGTTGTCCCCCCAAGGATTGCGAGTGAGCCGAGGGGCTATCTCTTCTTCTGTCACTCCCTCCTCGCTTCGATGGCGGCGTCGATCGCGGCGCGGACGCTATTGGGCGGCCATGCGTGATCTTCCAGCGCGATGCGGTTGCAATTCTCTGTCAGGCGCCAGCCGTATTCGGTGCCGTGCTTTTTGTTCTTGGCGGCGTTGCGACGGTCTAGATAATCCAGCCGCTCCGCGTCCTTGCGCAGAGCATTGCGCTCGCGCAGCACATCCGCCACCTTCTCCAGCGAAACCTCCATCGTTGTGACGCCTGATTGGAGGGCGCGCATCTGGTCGCAGCAGAGCACGTTCTCGTAGTACGTGAGTGCATCGACAGCGGCGTTTGCAAAATCGTGCCACGTGTCCCGCTCCTCCACCAGCTTGCGCACCAGCGTCACCACCGGCTCGCAGTCGTCGTTGTGCTGGCCGAGCGCCTCGCGGATCTTCGCGGCAAGATGGGCGCGGTAGTCGGTCATGCTGCCTTTGCGTCGGGCCACGCCTTCAGCTCCATGCTATCGATCTGGCAGCCGCCCGCCGACGCGGTGACCCCTCCCCACTGCTTGAAGAAGAACGGCACGCCGGCGGCCGCGCACTGGTCACGGAGGCTTTCCGCCCACTCGCGTTGCATGGGCCTGGCGTTGGCTCCGCTCTCGCCGCCCACGATCACCCAGTCGATTCCACCATCGAGTGGTGTCGTGTAGCCGGAGACGCGTTTCCCGTCATGAACCCGGACGAGCTGCAGCGGAATCTCGGTCAGGTTGATCGGTCCCAGCATCGGCTCGATGCTCAGGAACCGCACGGCCGCAGGTATTTGCAGCAGCTTCGGGATGTCGCGGTCGGCCTCGGCCTGGTTCACCACGGTGGCGCCGATCCACACATTCGGCCACGGCTCGCGCGCCCAGGTAGCCGAGCCGACGAAGTCGTTGTCAACAGCTGACGCCGCTGAGTTCAGCATGTGCAACACATTGCCGATGCGCTTCGTGAGCAGCAGCCAGTCGAGGTGCGGCGTAGCGCCGATCAGGCGGAACAGATCCCAGCGCCAGTGCTCGGGCACCTCGTTGTCGAACACGTCGGACAGCGAGGCGCAGAACACACGGCGGCGCCGCCCGTGCATGAGGGCGAACGCTTCGTGCTCCTTTTCCCACAGCAGCGGCTGCTGCCAGTTCGCGGCGCTGGTGCGCTGGCGTGTCTGGCCTGGGCCCCAGGCCACCCGGCCGAATCGCTTGTCCATCAGTGCCTCGGCGTAGCAGTTGTCGCAGCCCGGTCCAACCTTCGTGCAGCCGATCCAGGGGTTAAATGAAGAATCCGTCCAACTAATCTTCGTTACTTCGCCCATTCGTATTTCTCCCGGAGGTATGCCAGCGCTGCCTCAGCGTCGCCGCGCTTCACGATGAGCAGAGGCAGCAGGGCGGTCGACAGGGCATACACGTCGCGCGCGCCCTGAATGCACCACGCCATGACGCGCTCGCGGCCCTCGTTCCCATAGGAGACTGAGCCATGCCCCATCGTCGCGAGCAGCCAGTCGATCAGCGGCCGCGATGTGTTGTAGACCGCCACGAACGGACGCCCTTTCCGAAAACGAACAGAGCCGTCAGCGTCGATCATCCCCGCAAGGTAGGCCAGATCGTTCCCGGTCGGGACGCGCACCTTCTGCGGGGCGGCTTCGTACTGCCTAGCGGCGTTAAGTCCCTGCATCCGGCGCCGCGCTTGCTCGATGAACTCCGGCGAATGCTTCTTTCCATAGAATGGATTTCGCTCGCCGCGACGCATGTCGGACAGCAGCCGCTTCGTTTCTTCGGTGTGCTTCATTGGTCTGTCCACGTGATGCCGGTCTTCTCACCCATTGGCGGCCTCCATCGGAGCGGGCAGCATTTTCTGCTCTTGCGCGGCCTCGAGCACCGTCTTCCCGCGCGTCAGCCGGTAGCGCAACGTCGCCTCGTTTATGCCAAGTTCTTCAGCCCACGCAGCGAGGCACTGAGTTCTGCCGTTGATCGTTACCATTCGGTTGTTTCGGCGATTCCGAGCCTGTTCCTTCATGGTCGCCCATCGCACGTTGCCTGGCTCATATCCACGCGCGTTGTCTATCCGGTCTAATGTCATCGATTCGTCTGCAGGGTCCGGGACATCGCGATCAAAGGCGGCGTAATCAGCAGCCCACTCGGGGCAGACGGTGACGCTGTTGTACCACCGCGCTCGCGGGCTGGAGCGGTCCCTAACTCGACCGAGCATAGAGAGCCAAGCCCGGTACTTTCGAGGGAACGGCTTGGCGGCGGATGCGAGCCCGTGCTTGAAGACGCGCCCACGGTTAGCGCAGGACTTGCACCTCGTGGATAGCCCTTGGCGCAGCTGTGTGCCGCCGACCGCGGATTCCTGCCCGCAATCGCATCTGCAGTTCCACTTTCGGCCTTGCGCTTTGCAGAGTACCGTCCAGAGTCCGAAGCGCTTACCGGTAAGGTCCAGGGCTGACGCGCCGCTGGTGGCGTTCTCGTAGGGTAGGGACACTTTTCTTCCTAAGATGTTGATCAGCTGCCTAGCGTAGAATCTCTTGAAATCGCCTTCCAT